CACCACGCGCAGGCTGCCTAACCTCTCACCCTAGGTGGACCAGAGCCTCCGTTCCTGAGCGTCCCTGATCGTCTCAAATCACCTGACGACGGACACGTGCCGTGTTTGCAGACACCGGCAATGAGCATGAATGGACCTATGATTTTGTGCGCGAGCTTCCGGGCAAGACCGGCGGTCCGGCGATTGAGTGGGTCAAAGCCGATTTTTCGAAGGAGATCGCTCGCAAGCGCGCGTTCGTCGCTGCGAACTGGCCGGGTCAAGGAATTCCGCAGGAGAAGGTAGATCGCACCGTTGCGTTGATGGTGCCTACTGGCAACCCGTTCTTGGATCTTGCAATCTGGAAGCTTCGGTTCCCGTCGACTAAGGCGCGGTTCTGCACCGAGGAACTGAAGATCCGCCCGATGTGGGAGGGCGTGCAACTTCCGATCATTGAGGCCGGGCGCGCGCTGATTTCTTGGCAGGGCGTGCGTGCAGACGAGAGCCTGGCGCGATCGCTGCTGCCGAAGTGGCAGAAGCTCATGCCGCCCTATGGCCTCAAGATCTCGAAAGAGGTCAAAGCAAAATGGCGGTCCTACGCCTATCGACCGCTGCTGACTTGGACACGCGATGAAGTTTTCGCCTTCCACGCAAAACATGGCGTGGACCCGAACCCGCTCTACGCAAAAGGGTTCAGCCGGGTTGGCTGCATGCCCTGCATCATGTCCAGCAAGGACGAGATCAGGACGATCGCAGCTCGCTTTCCGGAGCACATTGAGCGGATCGCGGAGTGGGAGCAGTTGCTCGCCAGCATCGCGAAAAACAGCCTTGGCACCTTCATGCCCTTCAGTAGTGATCCGGCCTTCAAGGCGTCACCGGAAAAGTACCGCGGACGCGGCGGCTACACGATCCACGATCGAGTAGAATGGTCGCGCACCACTCAGGGCGGCCGGCAGGGAAGCTTACTGCTGGATCCTATGGTCGAATTTAGCACGCCGTGCAGTCAGTGGGGGACGTGCGAGTCATGACTATGCGCTGCGTTCCAACCTACACGGCTACGATCTACATTGCTGGCGACCTTACGATGGCTCGCCAAGTCTGCCGTGAATTTTGCAGGCAAGGGTTGTGCGTCACCGTCGAGCCCACGGAATTCATCTACACGGGAGGCGCCGAAGTCGGGGTCCGCGTCGGATTATTGGACTATCCGCGCTTTCCGGCCGGATCGCATCGCACGCAGAGCAAGGCCATTGAATTGGCTGACCTCTTACGTGAGCGCCTTTGCCAGCACTCTTGGCTGGTCGTCACGCCGGACGAGACGATCTGGAACAGCACGCGGGAAGCTCAGCCATGCTGACCCTCCGCGACTACCAACGCGATAGCCTGGACGCGCTCTACGCGTACTGGCAGGACGGCGGCGGCAACGGCCTCATTGTCCTGCCGACGGGCGCCGGCAAGGCGCTCGTCATCGCCGCGCTCACGAGCGAACTCCTGGCGCGCTGGCCCGATCTCCGGATCGGGATCGTGACGCACACCCGCGAACTGGTGGCTCAGAACTTCAAGGAGTTGCTGGGCTACTGGCCGGCTGCGCCAGCCGGGATCTACTCCGCGGGGCTGGGTCGGCGTGACACGCGCTCGCGGATCCTGTTCATGTCGATCCAGAGCGTGTTTCGAAAGGTCCGGCAACTCGGCGCCTTCGACGTCATCATCGTAGACGAAGCTCACCTAATCCCGCGCTCGTCCGACACGTCCTATGGCCGGTTCCTCGCCGACCTGCGCGACCTGACGCCCGACATGCGCGTGGTCGGCACGACGGCCACGCCGTACCGCCTCGACAGCGGGCGACTGGATGAGGGTGACGGCGCGATCTTCGACCGCGTGGTCTACGACGCCAACGTGGGCGACCTGATCCGTGAAAGCTACCTGTCGCCGCTCGTGTCCAAGGCGACGTTCACGCAACTCGACACGACGGGCGTGGCCAAGCGCGGGGGCGACTTCGTGCCGGGCCAGTTGGCGGCGGCGGTGGACCACGATCACATCACCCGCGCCGCGGTGGCGGAAATGGTGCAGTTCGGCGCCGAGAGGAGGGCATGGCTCGCGTTCTGCGCGGGCGTCGCCCATGCCCTGCACGTCCGCGACGCGATCCGCGAGGCCGGCTTCACCGCGGAGACGGTCACGGGGGAAACGCCCGCGGGCGAGCGCGACCGGATCATCGGCGCGTTCAAGGCCGGACGGATCCGCTGCCTCACGTCGGTGTCGGTGCTGACCACGGGGTTCAATGTGCCCCAGGTCGATATGCTGGCCCTCCTGCGCCCGACCCAGAGCACCGGCCTGTACGTGCAGATGGTCGGCCGGGCCCTGCGCAAGGCGCCCGGCAAGACCGACGCGCTGATCCTAGATTATGCCGGCTGCGTGAAGGCGCATGGGCCGATCGACGCGATCACGGCGCGGGGGGCGCCGAAGGCGAAGAAGGGCAAGGACGGCGAGGATGAGGTCAGGGCGAAGGAGTGCCCGGCCTGCCAGTCGCTGAACCCGCTGAACGCACGGGAATGCGTGACCTGCGGCCATGAATGGATCCGCGACGAGGCGCCGAAGCACGACGCCGTGGCGGACGCGACCCACACCATCCTCTCGACCGACGGGCCGCCGTGGCTCGACGTCAGCGCCGTCGCCTTCGCGCGGCATCAGAAGGTCGGCTCACCCGACAGCCTGCGCGCAGAATTCCACTGCGGGATCGCCACGCACCGCGTCTGGGTGTGCCTTGAGCATCAGGGCACCGCGCGCCGCAAGGCGGGCGAGTGGTGGCGCAGGATGGGCGGCGGGGACGCGCCGGGCACGGTGGCGGAGGGGCTTGCCAGAGCCTCCGGCCTCATCTGGCCCGACCAGATCCAGGTCCGGCAGAACGGCAAGTTCTGGGAGGTGGTCGGCTACCGCTTTGCGGCGGCGAGCGGCTGGTCTCCCCGCGCGGTGATCCCCGCCGAGGCGGCGTGATCGCGAACATGGATGACCCCGAGTGCTGCTTCGTCTGCCGACGGCGGGCGGACGGCCTCGGGGTGATGAAAGGCACCCGCGTCGGATGGCTGTGCCAGCAGTGCACCGACGGCGGTCACGGAATGAGGGCCAGTCGCATGCCAGTGCGCGAGTTCGACCGATATGAGCAAGGCGCGCTGCGGCGCGCGTCACAGGGAAGGGCAGGGGCCTATCTCGACAGCTTGGGGCGCACCGATCTCGCCCTTCTGCATCCGGAGGAATGGCAGCACGTCTGCCGCCTGATCGTGGAGGATTTCGGCGCCGGCATCCGGGCCGAGATCGGTGGTGATCGCCCGGCCCAGCCAGACGTCATCCCCGCGCATCAGGCCGTGGAAGAGGCCGAACACAGCGAGGCAGCGTGATGGCCGCGCTCGGGTTTCCATTCGATCCGGCTGCCGTCGCGCGGCCCTGTACCTACTCTGATCTGCCGGACATTCCCGCAATCCAGCGGCTAAAGTCGCGTCGCCAATGGGTGTGCTGGCGCTATGAAGACCGTGGCGGCCCGAAACCGACCAAGGTGCCATACCAGCCGAGCACCGGCTTCAAGGCCAGCACGGCAAACCCCTCGAATTGGGGCACCTATGATCAGGCGGTGGCCCGTGCGGAGCGTAACCGCTTCGATGGCATCGGCTTCGTCTTGGCGGACGACGACGATCTGACGGGGATCGATCTCGATCACTGCCGCGATCCTAACACGGGTGAGCTTTCGCCGATGGCGCGGCAGGTCGTGGATCTGGCCGAAACCTATTGCGAGGTCACGCCGTCCGAATGCGGCCTGCGGATCATCGCCACGGGCAAGATCGCGGCCGCTCTCAAGCGCGATCCGGTCGGCGTCGAGATGTACGGGCGCGGCCGCTACCTCACCATTACCGGCTGGCATTTGCCGGGGACGCCCGATGTCGTTCAGGCGGCGGAACGCACGATCACCGTTCTGCGCGAGGCCGTGGCCAGATACGATGCGGAGAACGCGCCGAAGCCTGATCTGCTTGGGCCTATCGCATCAGGCACAATGACAAGCCTGCCGACCGCCTTAGCAGAGGGCGGAACGCCGTTCTTCCGCAACGTCAACGGCGCGGCGTTGGAGGCCCTGCATGCTTGGGTTCCTGCCGTATTCGGCGCGGCCGCGCGCTTCCACCCCGGCACGGGGGCGTTCCGGGTATCGTCCAAATCGCTCGGCCGCAATTTGGAGGAAGACCTGTCCATCGCGCCGAAAGGTATTCGAGACTGGGGTGTGGGCGATATGGGCGACCCGCGCCAAGGGGCGCGGACTCCCATCGATCTGGTCATTGAGTACGGGTTCGAGCGCGATCCGCTTGCGGCCGCACGCTGGCTTTGCCAGCAGATGGGCAAGGATCCCGAGAGCTTCGGCTGGCAGGTCGGAGATGATGGAACTGGCGCGGAGATCGCTGCGGCGCTGTTGACGCGGCAGGTTCGCCGCGAGCCGGACGGCACGGTAATCGATGAGGAGACGGGCGAGGTCATCCCGCCCGCGTCCGTGGAGGTGGTCCCGTCGCAGGATTACCCCGACGAGGCGTTGCGCGTGCCGGGCCTGATCGGTGACATCGCCGACTGGATCATGGCGACTTCCATGTATCCGTGCCGTCTGTTCGCGACGGCCGCCGCGCTGACGGCGGTGGGCGGTGCCGTGGGACGGCAGGTCTACACGGGAGTGCCGCGGTCCTCCACGTCGCTGTACTGGCTGACCATCGCCCCCACGGGCGGGGGCAAGGACTGGCCGCAGGAGGCCGTCAAGGTGCTCTATCGGGAGGCGGGGCTGGGCCACCTGCTGAAATCGGCCGTCTCCTCGGCGGCGAAACTCGGCATGACGCTCTCGGAGCAGCCGACACAGGTTCAGGTCATCGATGAGGTCGGCAAGGTGCTGCGCAAGTTCGTGGCGCGCAACTCCTCGTCCCAGGAAATGTCGCTTCTGGACGACTACTGCTCCGTCTGGGGCAAGAATATGGGCTCGTTCGAGCCGGAGGGCGTCACCACCCGCACCGACACGGTGATCCACCGCCCCTGCCTCACGTTCTATGGGGCGACCACGCCGACGAACTTTTTCTCGCAACTCCGGTCGGCCCAGGTCGCGGGGGGCTTCCTGAACCGCTTCCTCGTGCTTCAACGCCACAACCGCGTCGCGCCGATTGAAGACCCATTGCCGGCCGATGCCGTGCCTCCCGTTTTCGCGGAGGCCCTTCAGACCCTTCGGACGTGGCAGGACCGCAAGCAACTGCAAGCCTTCTCCTCGCTCGCCGACGACGCGGAGCGCCCGCCGCCTGCGTTCATCGTGCCGGCGACGCCGGAGGCGGAGGCCGCGCTGAAGGAAGCGCAGGCCAAGGCGCGAGCCATGATCGTGCAGTCGGATACCGACCCCGTGCTTGAGGTCTACGCGCGGGCCGGTGAGATGGTGAAGCGCATGGCGGCCATCCTCGCCTGCGGTCGGCACTGGCGCGACATGGGACGATGCCGGATCGAGATCCAGGACGTGACATTCGCTTCGAACCTCATCGACTGGTCGATGGCCTCGTTCGTGGACGGTCTGCGCAACCACATGGCCGAGAACGAGCATCAGGCGAACGCCAAGCTCGTGCTCGACATCATCCGCAAGGGGCGGGGGCAGGGTATCTCGCGCATGGATCTCTACCGGCGCGTGGACAATCGGATCCAGGCCCGCGAGCTATCCGGCATCATCGCTAACCTCGCGGAAGCCGAGAGCATTGAGATCCGCGAGGAGAAGCCGTCAGCAGGGACCAAGGGCGGGCGCCCTAGGACGACCTACGTCTACGTGAAGGGGCATTGAACGATGCGCGAGGAACAGGCCGACCAACTCATCAAGGCCGTGCAGATGGTCGCGGTCATGTTGGAAGAGCAGAATGGCATGCTGGGCGACATCCACCGTCGGCTCGCGGAGATCGCGGAGGCTGCTGAAAAACCCGCCCCGCAAGGGGCCAAGAGCAAGCGGCCCAAGCAGGCTTGACCGGCCCGAAAACCGCCCCTTCAAGCCCGCCTCTGGCGGGCTTTTTACTGCCCAAAATCGGGGGGTAGAAAGGGGGGTTAGTGGGGGTTACTACCCCAGGCTCTAAGCTTGGCCATTGAGGTTAGTACCCCTTTCTACCCATGTGGAAAAGGGTAGAAACCTCCGGACTTAGATAATTGATATATATAGAGAAAAAAGATTTTTTTCTAGTTAATACCTTACTACCCCACCCCTACCCTCTACCTTGGATGTTCACCTTTTGGGCATGCTCTTTCTCTCATATTTTCTCTCTAGGGGGGTAGAAAGGGTAGAAACCCCCTAACCTCGTTTCGCGGCATCCGTGGGATTGCTTCCCACATGGGCCGCGCTATCATCTCTCCCGCGCATTCCCGACCGTGACCGCGGCGACCCCGAGAGAGGCCGCCGTGATGAGTGAGACTGAGAACCCGATCCGCATCTGGATCGCCGCCCATACGGCGCCCAATGCCGAGGTCGCCGTGCGCGACGCCTTGGCTGCGCTCGATTACCCGGTGCTGCTTCCGACCGGCATGGTCGAGATGGTCAAGCATCGGCAACGGATGCTCGTGGAGCGCCCCGTCTTCCCGCGCTACCTGTTCGTCGGCATCCCGCATGGCGCGTCGTGGTACCCGATCCGCGCCGTAACCGGCGTCAGTGGCGTCATCTCGTCTGCTGGGGAGCCGAGGCCCGTGCCGGACAGGGCCATCCATCGCCTCATGGCCGCCGTGGCGGCCGACGCGTTCAGCAAGGCGGCTCAGCCCCGGTTTCGTGAAGGGCAGCCCGTACGGGTCGATTTCGGCACGGCTGAGATCGAGGCGTTCGTGGGTCGGCTGCTCAACACGCTGCCGGCACAGCGGATCGAGGTCGTTTTTTCCGCTTTGGGAAAGCAACACCGCGCAACCGTGAGTGTTGACAAGGTGCGCGCGGCCTAGTAACCGTGAGCGACGCAGGGACTTCGGTGTGGCAGAAATGCAACCGTCGCGCCCTGCGGATGCTATTCAGGGATCGAGCAAGTCTCTCCCTGACGCTCCCCAAAATTCCGCCCAGACGCGCCAAGCGCGGGCAAAGAGTTCAATGCGGTACCCCAGAGGTGGGGCTTAACCAGCCGTCCGCCGGGTCGCCCCCGAAGCCACGGCCGCACCGACCCCCACTCCCGGAAACCCAATGCGCCTCCCCCTCGCTCTGGCCCTCGTGGCAGGGCTTTCCACCCATGCCTGGGCCGTCGAGAGCGACGGGACGGAGCCCGATCCGGCTCTGACGCCGGGGGCGGTTGAGACGCAATCGGTGGACGTGATCTGTCACCACCGCACGACCGAGCGCCGCCACGCCACAACCGCCGAGAAGAACGCGGTCTACAAGGCATACGGCCTGCCGACGCATCACTCTGCATGGTGTGCGGCGTCTGGCTGCGATCTGGACGACCGGGTTCCGATTGAGTGCGGTGGCTCGAACGTGGCCGCCAACCTCTGGCCACAAAAGAACACGGGCGCCTACAACCAGGTCGATAAGAATCGCCTCGAAGGGCTCTGCAAGAAGCTGGTCTGCCAAGGCAAGATCACCCCGGCCGAAGGTCAGACGTGGTTCTTGGGCGACTGGAAGGCCGAGTATGACCGGCGGTTCGGCGCGATCAAGGGCGAGTGATGCCGACGCCGGATTTTGTATCGGGATTTGGCCTCGGGATGTTTTTCGCTTCGGTCGTGGGCTGCATCGTTGCTTCGCGGCGTTCATGGGGGAGCCGGTGATGGTGGCCGATGTGCTGTTCATCGCTTGGCTTCTGGCCATCGGCGTTTTGATTTTCGAGATGCCCTGATACCCACCCTCACCGCTATCTTCCGCTGGCTTACCCTGCCGGCCAAATTTGCGATTGCGTGGCTCGTGGCGGGCCTCGGGCTGTTCGCGGGTGACTGACACCAAGCGGCCCGTCGATCCCGCTCCTGACGGCTTCCTTCGCATCGCATGGGCCTCCAGCGGGCCGGTGTGCGTGGTGCGGGTCGGCGATGAGCCGGTGATGGCGAAGAAGGCGAAGAAGCGCGCTGCGAACAGCGTGAAAACAGCATGATTGGCACCCCTTTTGAGCCGGGGAAGTCCGGCAACCCGAACGGCCGCCCTAAAATCCCAGCCGAAGTGCGGGAATTGGCTCGGTCACTGACCGTCGAAGCCATTGAGACGCATGCCGAGATCATGCGTGACAAGGCTGCGCCGCCAGCGGCCCGCGGCGCGTCGGCCAATGCCATTCTTGACCGCGCCTGGGGCAAGCCCACTCAGCCCATCGACGGTGACGGTGAAGGCGGGGCGATCCGCTCGCTTGTCGAGATCCGGTTTGTGAAGCCGGGGGAGGAATGACCCTCCCCGCCGATATCGAGGCCGCCATCGCCGACCTCATCATGCACGCGCAAGAGGCCGGCCGCACGACCGGTCACGCCCACGCGCTTACTGCCATCGCCCGCGTGTCCCTTGAGACCATCATCGCCGCCCATCTGCGCGGCATGGCCGAGATGAAGGCCGCACTCGAAGCCCAGACCTCGGGCGCCTGAACGGACCACCCCATGCTCAAGCGCCTCATCCTGGCCGCGGCCCTCGCCGTCGGCCTCGCCAGTCCTGCCCTCGCCCAACAGCAATATGCCGGCGTGTCGCTGTATGACTTGCGCGGTCAGCCGCTCGGCACGTCAACGAACCCGCTGTACGTCTCCGGCGGTGGGAGCGGCGGCGGCGGAGGTGCGACCGGCTCGGTCACGCCTGCTGGCCAGAATGGTGGTGCGGCACAGGCCATTCAAGGCATCACGGGCGGTGTTCCGGTCAACGGCTTCGTCGGCCAGTACAACTCGACGCTGCCCACGTTCTCGAACGCGCAGGTTGGCTATGTTGCGCTCGACAGCAACGGGCGCCTGATCCTGTCGCCGGGCGGATCGGTCAGCGTCTCGAACTTCCCCGCGACGCAGGCCGTCTCCGGCACCGTCACCGCCAATCAGGGCACGTCGCCGTGGGTCATCTCCGGCGCCGTCACCAACGCCGGCACGTTCGCCGTCCAGAACACCGCCGCGGTCATCGGCGGCAACGCGACGGCGGTGAAGACCGACAGTAGCGCGACCACGCAGCCCATCAGCGCGACGGCCCTGCCGCTGCCGACCGGCGCCTCGACGGCCGCCAACCAGTCCAGCGAGATCGCCGCGCTCGGGACGACGGCGGACACGGCCTACGGCGGTTCCGGCAATTCGTCCATCGTCGCCGCCCTCAAGGGGCTCTACGGCCAGTTCAATGCGGCGACGGCTAAGATCCAAGGCTCGGTCTGGTATGCCGAGGGCGTGAGCCAGAGCGTCGCCGCGAGCGCCACGCTGACCGGCACGGCTCGGGGCAACGTCCCGAATGCCTCGCCCTCGCCGTATGGCTACTTCCAAGCGCAGGTGTTCAGCACCGCGGGCGGCACGCTGAGCATCAGCAACGGCGCCTACGCCATCACCCAGGCCGTCACCGCGAACACTGCCGTGACCCTGAAAGTGCCGGCACTCGGCGGGACGTTTACCGCCTCGTTCATCAACGGCACGACCGCGGCGACGGTATCGCTACTCGACGGCTACACGCTGAACTGAGGGCTGCTGCGATGAAGCTCTCCCGCCTCCTTCTCGCCGGCTTCTGCCTGCTGGCGCCTGTCGCCGCGCACGCCCAGGCGCTCGTCAACGGCCAGTCCGCCGTCGCTACGCCGACGTCGAGCCCCGGCGCGATCACCGTCACCTCGACCACGCTCTCGGCCAACGTCTCGACGCAGATCGCGGCGGCCAACCCGAACCGCATCGCGCTCGGCATCCAGTGCGCGTCGGGCGGGGTCAGCATCAGCGAGACGGGCGCCACCCTGGCCGGCGCGTCGGTCGGCAACGGCTCCCTGTTCATCCCGTCCGGCACCGCGCCGTACTTCACGCCGCCGGTCGCCACCCTGACCGCACTGACCGCCTACACCGCGGCAGCGCAGACCTGCGTCGTCACCGAGTACCAGAAATGATCTCCCGTCGCGGGCTGCTGGCCGGCGCCTGCGGGCTGATCGCGTCTGGGGCCGACGCTCTCCCCTCGCGGCCACTGCCGCCCGGCTTCCGCCCCGGCTTCCGTTTCCTGAACCCGGCGACCCCGGCGCCATCGCTGACGTGGGATCCGGCCTTCACCTCGACGGCGATCACGCTCTCGAACAACAACCTGACCGCGAAGAACGGCGGGACCGGCAGCGACAAGCAGACCCGCTTCAACAAAGCCTGTCCCAGCGGGAAGTCGTTCGTCGCGGCCTACTACAACTCGGGCCCGAGCGACCCCGGCGGGTTCGGCCTCGCCAACGCCTCGGCGGGCATCGACCAAGGCTACTTCGGCGGTCGCAACTTCACGATGGGCTACTACAAGGTCGGGACGCTAATCTTCCCCGACCATCAGCTCAGCGTGAACGCCTACAACCCCGGCGACCGCGTCGAAATCGCCTACGACGGCACGGCGAAGTTGCTCTGGGCACGCAGCGTCACCAATGGCACGCCCGCCTCGTGGAACGGCAGCACGACCGCCAACCCGGCGACGGGCGTCGGCGGTCAAACATTCGATGCCGGTACGGCGCCGTTCTTCGGTGCGGTGAACGCCAACGGCGGCTCTCAGTGGACCGTGACGCAGGACGGCACGCCGCCCGCCGGGTTCGCTTATCCGTCATGACGAGGCAGGCCATGCGCCGGATCGCCTTCTCTATCGCCGCTGGCGCCGTCTTCGGCCTGATGGCAGGACGGGCGCTCGCCGGGCTCGACGTGACCCCCGATCTGTCGGGACTGGCGCGGGCGACGCAGGTTCCCCCGGCATCAGGCGTGGCGCCGCCGGCGACTGCCCTCGACGGCACACCCGGCACGTCCACTGCCTACGCTCGCGCCGACCACACCCATGCCGCGCGCATCCAGAGAACGGTGATGACGACCGCGGCGGATGGCACCGCGACGTTCACTTTCGCCCGGCCCATCACCGTGCCGTCCGGTCAGGTGCCCGTGATCGCCTACATGGTGCAGGACACGGGCTCTCCGATCATCGTGCAGATCACCGGGCGGACGTGGACCACGGCGAACGGTTTGGATACCCACACCGCCGTGACGATCAAGGCTCAGCGGTCGCGGACCCTGCCGGCGGCGCTAAGCACCCTCACCGGCCTCGTGGGCTACGACATTTTCGGCACCGCGGCGAGCGGCGTGCAGGTCAACCTGTTCGTGGCCGATCCGACGCAGTGAGCGTCCCGCTCATGGGCAAAACTAGCGCCGACTTCCCCGAAAAGCTGGCGTTCCTGTTCGAGCCGGCCCGCTACAAAGTGCTCTACGGCGGTCGTGGCGGGGCCAAGTCGTGGGGCGCGGCCAGGGCGCTCGTCATTCAGGCCGCCGTTCGCCCGATGCGCGTTCTCTGCGCCCGCGAGTTCCAGAATTCCATCAACGAGAGCGTTCACCAACTGCTGTCGAACCAGATTGATGAGTTGGGTCTGAAAAGCGCGTTCGAGGTCCAGGACAAGCGCATCATCGGCCGCAACGGCTCGGAGTTCATCTTTTCCGGCCTCCGGCACAAGATCGACAGTTTGAAGTCTACGGAAGGGATCGACGTCTGCTGGGTCGAGGAAGCCCAGACCGTCTCAAACGCGTCGTGGTCCAAGCTCATTCCGACGATCCGCAAAGACGGTTCGGAAATTTGGGTGACGTTCAACCCGGAATTGGACACTGATCCGACTTATCAGCGCTTCGTGCTGCGCCCTCCGGCCGGCGCGAAGGTCGTCCCGCTGAACTGGTCCGACAACCCGTGGTTCCCCGAGGTTTTGCGGAAGGAAAAGGACGAACTCGCGGCGCGCGACCCCGATGCCTATCTCAACATCTGGCAGGGCCACACCCGCCAGATGCTCGACGGGGCGATCTACGCGAAGGAAATGCGCGCCGCGACCGAGGAAGGCCGCATCACCCGTGTTCCCTACGACCGGACGAAGCCGGTTCACACCTTCTGGGACTTGGGTTGGGCCGACAGCACGGCGATCTGGTTCGCGCAGGCGGTCGGGCTCGAATACCGCGTTCTCGACTACATGGAAGTCGCGCAGACAGCCATTCCCGACATTCTGCGGGCCATGCAGGCCAAGCCCTACGTCTACGGCACCGACTACCTGCCGCACGACGCCGACGCCACGACGCTTGGGGCCAACGGCCGAACCATCGCGCAGATGATGCGAACCGCTGGGCGCACGGTGATCGTGCAGCCCCGCCGCGCTGTCCTCGACGGCATCAACGCGGCCCGAACGCTCTTCCCGTCGCTCTGGTTCGATGAAGAGCGCTGCGCTGACGGCCTGAACCACCTCCGGCACTACCGTTACGACGTGGATCCGGACACGAAGCTGTTCAGCAAAAACCCGCTGCACGACGAGCACTCGCATTGCGCCGACGCATTTCGCGGGCTCGCGATGTCGCTGGCGGCGCCGAAGGTCAAGGCGCGGCCGAAGCTGGATCTGAACCGTGGCGCCGCGTCTCCGACCGCTTGGATGGGGTGAGTGATGATGAAGAAGAACGTGACTGGTCCGGCTCGCAGCAAAAGCATGAGACTATCAACGAAGATCCAAGAGCAGGTTGCGTCTTCCGCTGAGCGCCACGGCCTAAGCTTGACGCAAGAAGTTGATCTTCGTCTGCGCGCCTCGTTCGGCGATGTCTGGGCGCGGCGCGTTCTTGCGCTCGATGAGGTAGAGCCGACGTCTCCGCGTATTGTGCGCAGCGCCTGATGATTGAACAAGACAACCCCCTGCACGGGCTGCTCCTTCGCATGATGATGGGCGAATTTGGGGGGCGCATTCAAAGAGAAACCATCGCCGCATTTTTTGAAGGGCTGGTTTTGGTTTAATGCCCCGCCCCATCCTCTTCACCACCGCCGTTCGCATGCCGGCCGATGCGCCGCTCACGCAACTGCGCGCCGACATGATTATGGCCGAGCACCACGCCGAGAGCGACCGCCGCAAGCTGCCGCGGCAGATGCCGGCCGTGCGCGTTCAGACCGAGGGCGAGGAAGTGGTGTACTGCCTCGAATATAAGGCGCCGCGTCGCTGATGCCCCGCGAAACCGCAGAAGAGAGGGAGATCGTCCGCGAGGCGCAGAAGCGTTTCAAGGCTTGCCAGGACTGGGAGGCCGAGGCGCGCGACCGCTGGAATGCCGACCAGAAGTTCGCGGAAGGCGACAGCGATAACCAGTACCAGTGGGACGAGCAGCAGGTTCAGAGCCGGGTCAACGACCCGAACGGCCCGCGCCCCTGCCTGACCATCAACAAGGTCCGGCAGCACAACCTGCAGATCCTGAACGACGCGCGCCAGAACAAGGCCGGGATCGAAATCCGCCCGGTCGGCGACGGCGCGACCTACGACAGCGCCAAGATCTTCGAGGGCATCGTTCGGCATATCGAATACCGTTCAAACGCGACCGAAGCCTATGAGGCTGCATCCCGGCACCAGATCTATGGCGGCTGGGGCTACTGGCGCATCCTGACCGAGTATATCGACCCGACCTCGTTCGATCAGGACATCAAGATCCAGCGTGTGGCGGACCCACTCTCGGTCTACCTCGACCCGGACATCAAGGATTTCGACGGTTCCGACGCGCGGTTCGGCTTCGTGTTTCAGGACGTGCCGACCGACCTGTTCAAGACCGAGCACCCGCAGTGGAAGGACGTCGTGGGCTCCCGCGCCTTGTGCGACGAGGGCAACTCCTGGGACACCAAGGATCACGTCCGGATCTGCGAATACTATCGTCGCCGGGAGATCGCCGACACGCTCTATGCCCTGGACGATGGCACGAGCCTGCTGCGCAGCGACATCCCCCCGGATCTGCGCGAGCAATTCGATGCGGAGAAAGAAACCCGCGTTCGCGCCGAGCGCCCGACCAAACGGTTCGAGGTGCAGTGGTTCAAGATCGCGGGCTCGCGCATCGTGGACCGCAACGTGTGGCCCGGCCAGTTCGTCCCTCTCGTGCGGGTGATCGGGGAAGAGACCGTCATCGACGGCGTTCTGGATCGCAAGGGACACACCCGCGCGATGAAGGACGCACAGCGGATGTACAACTTCTGGACGTCGGCCGCGGCCGAGTTCGGAGCCCTGCAGGGCAAGAGCCCGTTCATGGCCCCCGCTCGCGCCATCGAGGGCTATGAGCAATACTGGAACAACGCGAACCGGGAGAACTATTCCGTCCTGCCGTGGAACGACGTCGCGGAGGACGGCACGCCGATTTCGTCGCCGCAACGCGCGCAGCCGCCGGTTCAGTCGTCCGCCTACCTCACCGGGATGCAGACCGCCTCGAATGAACTGATGCTCGTTTCCGGACAGTATCAGGCCGAGATGGGCGCCCCTTCGAACGAGCGCAGCGGCGTCGCGATCCAGCAGCGCCAGCGCCAGGGCGACAACGCGACCTACCACTACATCGACCACCTTGCGCAAGCCATCCGGTTCACCGGCCGCATCATGATCGACCTCATCCCGAAGGTCTACGACACCGAACGCGTCGTGAAGATCATGGCCGAGAGCGGGGATCAGAGCGACGTTCAGGTGGCGCCCGATGCCGATAAGCCGGTGCAGAAGATGGTGGCGGGGCGGCCGGCCTCGGACGAGGATCTGAAGCGCGCCCAAGCCGATCCGGATCTGCGCGACAAGGTGGCGACGATCTTCAACCCGAACGTGGGTCGGTACGCCGTCGAGGCGGATGTCGGTCCGGCCTTCGCGACCCGGCGGCAGGAGGCGTTCAACGCCATGTCGCAGATCCTGCAGCAGAACCAGGAACTCGCCAAGATCGCGGGCGACATCCTGTTCAAGAACGCTGACTTCCCCGGTGCCGACGAGCTTGTGGAGCGGATCAAGCGCACCATCCCGCCCGCCATCCTCGGGCAGGGTACGCCGCCAGCCGAAGAGCAGTTGCAGCAGCAGGTTCAGCAGCTTCACACGGCACTCGGGCAGGCGATGCAGCGGATCCAAGAGCAGCACGACGCCCTGCAGCAAAAGAACGACCGCGCCGAGGACGGCCATGCCCTCGATAGCTACCGCGCAGAGACGGATCGCCTGAAGGTAGTCGGGGCGACCGATCCCGACGCGATGCGGATGGTCTTCCGCAAACTGCTGCTTGAGATGATGCAACCCGGCCTGCCGGGCGATGCGGATCAGGACGCTGGCACGGAACAGGCGCCGCAGATGCCCCCCATGCCGCCTCAGGGGATGCCGGCCCCTCAGGAAATGCCGCAGCCGGGGATGGGGCCAGCCTGATCTATGGCCGAGAACCGTCTTCTCGACCTCTTCAGCCCCGAGGTGCAGCAGGCCCAAGGGAACCTGCTGTCGAAGTACCTCGGCCAATCGCTTCTGCGCCGCTCCGTGTTGGACGACGTGACCGGCAAGCCCGTCATCACGTCCGCGCCGACCGGCGAGGTGACGACGCGGGCGAACCTGTTGCCGCTCGGCATCACGGACGAGGGTCGGATGACCGTGGCGCTGCCGCAGGCGGTGCTGGGCGCCTACGATGCGTCGCTTTTCCCCGGTCAGGTGGCGCGCGGTGAGAAGGGTGTCTTCGACCCCGCGACCGGCCACGTCAGCCAGGAAGCGATGGACGCGGCTAACGGCATCGCTGGTCTGGCGATGACGGGCGGCCTCGGCGGCGCGGCTGTTCGCCAGGGGGAGACAGCGTTGGGCTCTGGCCCGATCCGCGCCTATCATGGTTCACCGCACGATTTCGACAAGTTCAGCCTGTCAAAGATCGGCACGGGGGAGGGCGCCCAAGCTTATGGGCACGGGCTTTATTTTGCTGGGAATGAAGGGGTCGCTCAGCACTATCGCGATATCCTCAGCGCTCGCCCCCAATTTACCCTTGATAGAAATCCCTTTGCCGCCAACACATCACAGCCGCAGTCCGCTGCTGACTTGGCTGCTGCCGTAATGGATGCTGCGCACGGCAACCCTGCCGTGGCACGTCAGCACCTCGACACGATGCTTCAGTACATGCCGCAGCACGCCCCGCAAGGCGCTGACGCGCGCGAAATTCTGGCGAGTGGGCGACTTCAATACGGTGCCGGCAAGAACCCTGGCCGCATGTACGAGGTCGCCATCGACGCCGACCCAGCTAAGATGCTGAATTGGGACGCGCTTCTTGCCGCGCAGCCCCGCGTCCGTGACCTCGCAGGCGACATGGGCGCACGGCTTCGCTCCGACGCAACGGGTGGCGACGCCTATGCGGCCATCCGTGACCGCTCGCCAATCCCTGGCTCTGATATGGGTGGTCTGATTGAGCCTGATTTCGGGTCGTCTGCTGCCGCCGCGCTGCGTCTTCGTGAGGCCGGCGTTCCCGGCATTCAGTACCTTGATGGCGGCTCGCGGCTCGCTGGCGACGGTTCTCGCAATTACGTCACCTTCTCCGACGACATCGTGAGCATCCTGCGCAAGTACGGACTAGCCGGCCTCATCGGCGGCGGCGCTGCGGCGGCGAGCATGATGCAGCCCGGTGAAGCGCAGGCCAATCAGCTTCAACCCTTCTTGGCGCCTCGCGCCCAGTGAGTTTCGGCCTTCGGGCCGCAAAGCCGACCGGACGGCAAATCCGGGCTAGACCCCTTGGGATACCCATGCTCGACAACGAAACCGAAGCCGCCCCCGAGGCGGATCGCGAAGCTACGCCTGCATCTCAAACCCCCGAGGGATCGCCCCAGGAGTCCCAGGACGGCGCTGATCGCCCCGAGGGCGAGGAAGCCACGTCCGGCGAGGCGGAAGCCGCTGCTGAGCCTGAGGCTAAGCCTGAGCGCGCCAAGACCCCGGAATGGCTGCAGCGTCGCTTCGATGAGATGACGCGTCAGCGCCATGAGGAAGCGCGTCGGGCCGAGGCCGCCGAGCGCCGCGCCGCTGAATTGGAAGCGCGGTTGCGCCGTGTGGCTGGCGGCGAGGAAGAGCAGCAGGCCGAGCAACAGCCGCAGCGTCGGCCCGAAGGCGACGACGCTGCCCTCAACGCCCGCGCCGCGGCCATCGTCGCGCGACGCGCCTTCGATCAAGCCTGCAACACCGTCGTGGAGCAGGGTGCGAAGGAATACGCCGATTTCAACGACGCGCTGTCCACCTTCCGCGCGTTCGGCGGCCTCGATCCTGCGCTGGCGCAGGCGGCTATCGACGCGGGCAACGCGCACAAGACGCTCTACCACCTCGGCACCAATCCGGAGGAGTACGAGCGCATCTTGCAGATGCCCGAGCGTCAGCAGGCCATCGCGCTTGCCCGTCTTTCCGACAAGCTGAGCGCCCCGCCGCCGCCCAAGGCCCTGTCCAAGGCCCCGCCGCCCATCGCGCCTGTCGGCAGCAATGGCGGGCGCAACGAGATCACCGACCCTGACAAACTGTCGGATGATGAGTGGTTCGCGCGGCGTCGTCGCGGCGAGATCAAGTAGGCGCCCCGGCGCTTCCCGCCCTCAAGACCCTTCTCGGCAGGGCAAGCCGTGCTCTTCGCGTGCCTCTCTCCGGACCTCACGCACCGGGCCACCACCCACCTCGGCGGGTCAAAGCCGTGCCCTCCCTCGCAGCACTCCGGATCGAGACCGGGCCTGAACCGCGGACGAAGGACCGCACCCTTTTCGCCCTGTGACGCGACGCGCCAGGGCCGGCACATGAGGCTCGCCAAATCATGGCAAACAATCTCCTTACCCTACAGCAGATCACGCGCGAGGCGCTGAACCGCTTCATCAACTCGAACGCTTTTTTGCAGGGCATCGACCGTCAGTACGACGACCAGTACGCCCGCGTCGGCGCCAAGATCGGCTCCACGCTGCGCATCCGCCTGCCGAACGATTACGTCGTCCGCTCCGGCCCGACCGCCGTTCCGCAGGATACCGTTGAGAACACCACGCCGCTGACGATCTCGCAGCAGAAGGGTGTGGACGTGTCGTTCTCCTCGGCGGACATGGCGCTCAGCTTGGACGACTTCGGCGAGCGCATTCTCGCCCCGATGATGAACAACCTCGCGGGCGCCGTCGCAGCCGACATCATGACCTTGGCGGAAACCATCCCGTCCGTGTCGCGCAATGCCGACCCGGCCACAAATGCCACGCTCTCGCCGAACCTCGCGACGTTCCTCGATGCCGGCGCCCGCCTCGATCACTACGGTGTTCGGCGTGGCCCTGGCGAGCGCAAGATCGTGTTCTCGCCGGAGACGCAGGCGCGCACCGTGTCGGCGCTGTCCGGTCTGTTCAACAACCAGCAGAAGATCGGTGAGCAGTATCGCACTGGCACGATGACGAACGACGCCATCGGCTTCGACTACATGATGGATCAGACGGTTCTGAACCATGTGACCGGCGCCTACGGCGCGCTGCCGACCGTGAATGGGGCCAATCAGTCCGGCTCGAACATCACCGTGTCCGCTACCGCCGGCCCGCTCAACAAGGGCGATTACGTCCGCTTCGCGGGCGTCTACTCGGTCAACCGCGTGACCAAGCAGTCTACCGGGCGCCTCGCCACCTTCCTGATCACCGCCAACGTCCCGACCGGCTCGACCAGCCTGCCGATCTACCCGGCGCTCATCCCCCCGGTGGGCGGCATCGCCGTGCCCTACCAGACCGTTGACTCGTCCCCGGCCAACGGCGCCGCCATCACCTCCCCGTTCAACGCAGGCGAGGTGTACCGGAAGAACATCGCCATGGGTAAGCAGGCCGTGACGATGGCGACCGCCGATCTGGAACTCCCCGGTGGTGTGGATCGAGCCGCCCGCGCCACCTTCGACGGCATCTCGCTCCGCATGGTGCGAGGCTACAACATCAACTCTGACCAGTTCATCACCCGTCTAGACATCCTCTACGGGTACGCGGCACTGCGGCCGGAATTTGCTACCGTAATTGCCGACGCAGTATGATCTAAGGAATACTTAAATGGACTACCCGCGAATGCTTTATAACGACGATGGCCGTGTAGCTATCGTCCAGAGTGCCCACGAACATGCGCATTCCTATGCGGGGTGGTCGTCGTCTCCCGGCGATGTCCACCGCGCCCACCCTGACGGCGGGCGCATGGTCACTCAGGCAAACGCGGGTGATCCGCTCATGGCTCAGAAGCGGGTGGACCCGCCTGGGCCAATCGACGCCGGGACCATGCGCGCGATGCTCCGCGAGGAACTGAGCACGCATCCCGGCTTCGACGGGGCGATCCTCGCGCCGATCCTTCAGGCCATCGTTCGCGCCGAATTGGCCCCGCTCATGACCGCCCTCGGCGTCAATGAGGCCCCCTTCGGCGAGGCCAACGCGTCCGAGGCCGTCCAATCCGACGACACCGAGGCCGGCGATCCTGCCGATGAGCCTCGCAAGCGCCGCGGCCGACCGCCCGGCTCCGTCAACCGTCTCACCGAAACTCAGGAGTAGCCGTCATGGCATCGAAGAACGATCCCGTCATCCCGCAGGGCAGCACGACCCGCAGCGGCGACCTTTCCCCGAGCGATGTGGCTCAGCAGGTGAAGAGCCAGCAGGAGATCGCCAAGGCCAACGTCGAGGCGTCTAAGCAGCCCGAGGAAGAGCGTGAGGAACCGGTTCGCACCGAGGCCGCGGCCGTTCTCTCCGGCAACACGCGCGCTTCGTTCGCGGGCTTTCCGAAGACGAAGTATCATCCCGTCCTCGGCGCCAAGGCCGCCAACGACCCGAACGAGGCGGCCAGCCTGTTCCAGCCGGAGCACGACTGGTTCGATACCCCCGGCGAGGCGGACATGCACCGCACCGACCGCGAGGCGCAGCTCGTGATCCATCACAACACCCGCGCCAAGCTCGACGGCATCGCGGAGAAGCAGGACGAGAACGCTCCCGTGCGCCTTTCCGTCCAGGCGCAGGAGAGCATGGACGCCGGCAACATCGAGCCCGTCTAAGGCCAACGAAGGCGGACGCCCATGACCCCGCTCGACCTCATCACGCAAGCGTTGAAGAAGACGGGTGTCCTGGGCGTCGGCGTGACGCCTCAGGCCGAGGACGTGAACGACGCGTTCCTCGACCTCAACATGATGCTGGCGCAGTGGAACCGAAAGCGCTGGATGGTTTACCATCTGGTCGATGTTTCGGCTCCCGCCACCGGGGCTACGGCATACCGGATCGGGCCGAATTTCGAATTCGCCACATCCGGCCGCATCACCAAGATCGAAAGCGCCTATTTCCGGATCAACCCCGGACAACGCATCGCGCCGGATTTCTCGCTCGACTTCAGCGCAGATTTCGGGCCTCAGATCCGCGAGGCGGCGAACGCGGTCGATGTCCCGCTGAGCGTCATTCGCAGCCGCGAGGACTACGCCGGCCTCGCATTGAAGGGTGCCCCGGGCTTCCCGGCGGCGGTCTACCTCGACGCCGACTTTCCGGTCGGGACGCTCTACGTGTGGCCGGCGCCCTCAACCGGCGAAATTCACATCGTCGTGCAGGCCACCCTGTCGGCATTCCCCGATCTGACGACGGATATCGTGCTGCCGGATGAGTACGCCGAGGCGCTGCTTTACAACCTCGCGGCTCGTCTTCGTCCGTCTTACCAGAAGGCGCCGGACCCGACGATGACGGCGCTGGCGCGCGCATCCCTGAACACGGTCAAGGTGGCGAACGGCCAGATCGGCACGTTGAGCATGCCCGACACGCTGACTACGGCGCCCGCCCGCTTCAACATCTACTCCGGGCAGCCGTACTGATGGCGCGCGTGACCCTTACAGGCGGCGCCTATCAGTCGCGCAGCGTCATCGCGAGCGCACAACGGTCGGTGAACCTATTCCCAGAGATCGCCCCCGCCCCCGGCGACGCTCCGGTGCCGGTCACGCACTACCCGACTGCGGGGCTGCGACAGGTCGGCATTCCTCCCTATGTCGGACCGTGCCGCGGGCTTTACGCCGCCACGAACGGCGACCTGTACCAAGTCGTGTCCGGTCAGGTGTTCTTCATCGACAGTGAGTTCAATTGGACGCTCGTCGGACGGATTGTGGACGGCATCAGCCAGATCCAGTTTTCCGACAATGGCGACGTGATCGTGCTCACCGATGGCGCCCGAGGCTACGTCATCGACATGACGAGCCGCGAGTTCGGGCAGATCACGGATGAAGCGTTCTACGGAGCGGCGTTCAATGTCTGCCTCGATACCTATTTCATCTTCGACAAGCCCGGCACCGCTCAATTCTACATTTCGCTGTCGCAGGTCAGTTTCGCGAACCTGACGCAGGGGACGATCAATCCGGACGCGACCTATGCCGCCTTCGACCCCCTCGACATCGCGCGCAAGGCGGGACAGGCCGATAAGATGGTGGCGTTGGCGACGGTCCACCGCGATCTCTGGCTGATCGGGGCGCGCACCGCGGAGGTGTGGTCGAACAACGGCGCGGCGGATTTCACCTTCGCCATCGTGCCCGGCGCGTTCATCGATCACGGATGCGTCGCGCCGGCCAGCGTGACAACCCAGGATGTGTCGGTCTTCTGGATCTCGCGGGACAAGGAAGGGCAGGGGATCGTCGTCCAAGGCTCCGGCTACTCGGTCACGCGGATCTCCACCCACGCCATCGAGGCCGAATTTCAGTCCTATGCCCGGATCGATGACGCGATAGGCCACTGCTACCAGCAGCAGGGACACGCCTTCTACGTTCTGTCGTTCCCGACTGCGAACAAGACCTGGGCCTACGAACTTTCGACCAAGCAGTGGCACGAACTGGCGTGGACCGACCAGAACGGCGGCCAGAACCGCCATCGCTCACGCGGCTGCGCCTTCGCCTATGGCCAGAACCTGTGCGGTGATTGGCAGAACGGCACGCTTTACGCGCTCGACCCGAACGTGTTCACGGATGCCGGTAATCCGATCCTGCGCCTGCGCACGTTCCCGCACCTCATCAACGACGGCAACCGCGTCTTCTACGAACGGTTCATCGCGGACATTCAGTCCGGCACGCTGGACGGTTCGACCCTCGACCAACCGCCTCAGATCAGCCTGCGCTTCTCGGACGACAAAGGCGCGTCCTACAGCAACCCGATCCTGCGACCCATTGGGGCGGGGGGCGATTACCGCAGCATTCCGACGTGGAACAGGCTCGGCATGGCACGCGACCGCGTGTTCGAGTTGTCGTGGTCGGCGCCGATCCGAACGGCGCTCAACGGCGCTTTTGTCGAGATGAATTCGAGCGCGTCGTAGGATGCCCACCCCGAACACCAATGCGCCCATCGCCGACCCTCAAACGGGGATGGTGACGGGGGAATGGCTGCAGTATTTTCAGTCTCTGCCCGGCAAACCCGCGGCCGAGAAGATCGTTCAGGCCACCGGGAGCCCGTTCGTCTACACGGCTACTGCCGCCGGCCATCTCGTCGTACAGGGCACGCTGACGGCGCTGAGCATCGTCCGAGGGCGAACCACGATCTCGATTTCGCCTTCCGTTGCGATGATCCCGCTGTCCCAAGGGGATCAGGCTGTCTTGGGCTACTCTTCCGCCCCTGGCCTCGTGTTCCTGCCGTCATGATCGTCCGCGAAGTCACCGCGGAGCGCATCAACGCCGTCGTGAACCACGAGGCGGTGCGGCCTTGGGTAACGATGCCGGGGCAGGGCGCCTTGGATCTGTCCGAGGTCGTGGCCGACCCCCGCAACGTCGTCCTGATGACGGAGGATGGGTCGGGCGGGATTGTGTTCCACCAGCACGAGCCCGGCATCTACGAGGCCCACACGCAGTTCCTGCCGGAGGCGCGGGGACGCGACGCGCTCGCGGCGGTTCGCGAGATGATCGACCACATGTTCGTGGCGACCGACTGCATGGAGCTGCTGACCCGGTGCCCGGTCGGGAACAGGCCCGCAGAGGCGCTATCGCGGGCCGTGGGCGGCGTCCTCGACTTCGAGCGGGCAAGTGGCTGGCTGACGGAGAAGGGGCCTGTAGGCGTCCGCTATTATGCAATCCGCTATCCCGAGTGGGTCAAACGCGCGCCCGGTCTGCCCGATGTCGGGCACTGGTTTCACGAGCGTCTAGAGGCTGAGAACGCGCGGCTGGGCCATCCCGACGAATTGCACGACGACGACCCTGCCCATGACCGCCACGTCGGCGCCGCCGTCTCCATGATCCTGTGCGGTCAGCCGGCCAAGGGGATCACCCTTTACAACCGGTGGGCGCGCTTCGCGGGCTACGCGCCGGTCGCCATCGTGCAGGCCGCGCCGCTCGTCATCGACATCCTGACTCACCTCGTCCTCGTGCAGGACGGAGACCTAGAGGTGCTTCAATGCCAGTAGGCGCTACAGTAGGGGGCGGCCTTGCGTCGGCCGGCGCCAGTCTGTTCGGATCCAGTGAGGCCGCTTCTGCGCAGAAGAAAGCTGCCCAGATCGCGGCTGCCACGCAGATGGCGATGTACAACCAGACCCGTTCGGATCTGCAGCCATACCGCGACCTCGGCTCCTATGCCGGCGGCCAGCTTCAGAACCGCCTGACGGATCTGACGTCGCCGATCACGATGGACGAGGCGACGCTTCAGAACACGCCGGGTTATCAGTTCAACCTCTCGCAGGGGCTGAAGGCTGCGCAGAACAGCGCCGCGGCGCGGGGGCTCGGGCTCTCCGGCGCGGCGATCAAGGGCGCCACGAGCTACGCTACCGGCCTCGCTGACAGCACCTATCAGAACCAGTTCAACAACGCGGTGACGAACCAGACCAACGCGTTCAACCGGCTGCTGCAGACCACCTCGCTCGGCGCCAATGCCGCCGGTCAGCAGGCATCGGCGAACACGACGACGGGGACGAATATTGCTGCAACTCAAATTGGCTCAGGCAACGCCCAGGCTGCAGCGGCAACCTCCGGAGCCAATGCTGTCGGCACGGCCCTGAATTCAGCCGCTCAGAACTACGCCCTTGCACCGATCTACAACAAGCTGCTCGGTTCCGGGTCCGGGTCTGGCGGTGGGTCGTCTTACTGGAACTTCACCCCCACCTCGAATTGGGGCTACTGACCAATGGCCGAGAAGACCGCAGCCATCGGTGGCATCGATACCTCAATGTACGGCAAGATGCCGGAGCAGCCGAATATGCTCTCGCAACTGTCGGGTCTCGTCGGCGTGCAGAACGCGATGCAGTCGGGCGAAATCCAAGCCCAGGCGCTGGCGAAGCTCAAGGCCGAGCAATCGGCCGGGCAGAACTTCCTGACCGCCATCGACCCGACGACGGGGCAGATCGACACCAACAAGCTTGGCGCGCTCCTGAAGGCCAATCCTCACGCGGCCTTCGTTGCGCCGCAGATGCTTCAGCAGCAGCAGTCGCTGCAGGGCGGCCAAATCGGCAACGCTCAGGCCGGCACGAACCTTGGCATCACGCGGCAGAGCCACATCGCCAATGGCATCGCCGGGTTGCTATCGAAACCGGACCTCTCCGCAAACGACCTGATCGGTTTCACTCGTCAGCAGGCTCAAGCGGGCGTCCTTCCGAGCAACCGCGCGGCAGAGATTGAGGCCGAGATCAACGCCGTAGGCGGGGACCGACGCAAGCTGCGCGAGTATGCTTTCAACCACTACGCCACCGTGACGGGGGCCGGAGCCGTGGCGCCAGCGCAGGTCGGCGTCGATGCACAGGGCGCTCCCGTCGTCGGCACTGCTGGCGGGCTGGCTCGCGCCTCCACGGCCTCGACGCAAAATCCGGCCGGGATCGGCGGACGGGCCGCGCCAACCGGCATCGTAGTCAGTCAGGCTCCGGGCGTTCCCGAAGCACAGCGCGCCACGGCGCAGGCCAGTGCGGAACAGGGGATCGCCCTGCAGAAGCAGGCCGATGGCGTGCCGGTGCGCAAGGGGATGCTCGCCAACCTCGAAGACGATCTTGACAAGTTCACGTCCGGCCCGAAGGCCGATTGGAGCATGGTCGCCAAGTCCTTCGCGAACCGCAACATCCTGCCTCAGGGAATGCAGTTCGATCCGCAGTCCATCGCTTCGCAGGAGGCGTTCAACAAGCAGGCCACCCAGCTTGCGCAGCAGCAGTTCGCCGCACTCGGTGGGACCGGGACCGACAGCCAGTTGTCGTCGTCCTACAAGGCCAACCCAAACGAGGCCCTGTCGAAGCTCGGCAACAAGCAGATCATCCAGCTTTTGAAGGGCAACGAAGACGCGCTCGCGGCCAAGAATGCCGCGTGGCAGGAATGGCAGCGGAAGAACGGTCCCAGCGACTATGCCGGCTTCCAGCAGAAGTTCAATAAGACTTACAATCCGCGGGTCTATCAGGCGCAATATATGACGCCGGATCAGATCAAGGACATGCGCAAGAACATGTCACCAGCCGATCAGGCGCAGTTCCTGCGAGACTACAAGACCCTGCGCGATAATGGGTACGTTTCGCCAGGAGGCGCGAATGCCCGATAGTGATGTCTCGAACGCGGACCGCGACCTCGCCGTGCGCACCATGATGGGCGAGGCGCAGGGTCAGGGTGATGCCGGATTGGCCGCTGTCGGCCACGTCATCATGAACCGTGCGGCGTCCGGCAAGTACGGCGGCAACAACGTGGCCGACGTCGTGCTCGCGCCCAATCAGTTCGAGCCGTGGACGACGCGCAAGCAGGAGTTGCTGTCCTACTCGCCGAAGGATCCGAAATATCAGCGCGCACAGGCGATCTTCGATCAGATCGTTTCTGGCGAGATGCCCGACATCACGGATGGCTCCACGCACTTCCTGAATGCGAAGGTCGTGCGCGAGCGCGGTAACTACGGCGGTGCTCTGCCGAAGTGGACGGCCGGCGGGGGCCAGGATATCGGCGATCACACGTTCTACAAGCCGAACGGCGCAGTCCGGCGTCAGCCGCCGACGATCACGGCAACAGGCGGCAAGGCTCCCGATGCCGCGGGGGCCTCCTGGGATGACGTGCTCGGTGACGCGGCGAAGAACGCCCCCACCGGCACGAGCGTGACGTTGAAGCCGCAGGGTGGCGCGACCGCCGACGATCTCTGGAACGAGATCACGAAGAACGCTGAGCGCAACGTGCCGAAGGCCGGCGCCGCGCCCGCTACGGCCGATGCCACGAAGCCGGTAGCGCCGGCTGGCCCTGTCGGCACGGTCGGCGATGCCGCGGGCCAAGCTTTTATCAACGGCATTCCCGTGCTTGGCCCTGCCGTCATGGGTGGCGTGGACCGCGCTGCGGCGGCGATCCGGTCCTACCGCGACGGGACGCCCTACGCCGACGAACTCGCCAAGGTGCAGGCGTTCGGCAAGGCGACTGGCGATGCCTACCCCGTGACTTCGACGGCTGCAGGTTTGGCCGGCGGCGTGGCTTCCATGATGCCTGTCGGGGCTACGGCGCTCGGCGCACGGGCACTCGGCATCACGGGCGAAAACCTGCTGACCCGCGGCGTCGCGGGTGGCTTGACCGGTGGCCTCGTCGGCGCGGCTGATGCCGGCGTGCGCGGCGAGAACGTCGGCGCTAGCGGTGGGATGGGCGCGGTGCTTGGCGGGGCCGGCCCTGCGGTCGGTAAGGTCGTCGGCGCGGGCGCAGGCGCGGTCGTCAACAAGCTCGGTGAGTATCTGACGCCCGCCGCTCCCGGCGTGTCCGGCCCAGCCGGCAAGCTTCTGTCGAACATGGTCGCCGCAGATGGAGCGGATGCCGTTCGCAATCGCCTCATGGCGCTCGGCGGCCACGGCATGCTGGCCGAAGCCGGCCCGTCCCTAGAGGGCGCCGCGGCCGGTCTGATACCGAAGCCGGGCGAGGCCAAGTCGATCCTTACCAATGCCGTGCGCGAGCGCGCGGCGGGCGCCAACGCGCGCTTGAACGAAGACGTGCGCGGAGCCATCGGGCCGGCTGAGGACCCTGTGAGGGTCACGGCTGAGATCCTTGCGCTGCGCAAGGCGCAGGATGCCAAGAACTACACTTCCGCCCTCACGAACGCACCCGACGTAGATGTCTCTGGCCTCGTCCAGACCATCGACGGCATGCTGAAGACGGCTGAGGGCGGCCAGAAGACCGCGCTGACGACGCTTCGCGGACGGCTCGTCAAGGGAGAAGCAAAGGCGGCGGTGCCGGGCAGTCCGACGGGGCTTCTCGACGCGTCCGGCCAGCCGATCATGGGCGCCAACACGCCTGCCTCCCCGATGAAGTTGCAAACCTCTGCGGAGAACCTGCACAACATCAAGGGCGAACTCGACGCTGTGATCAATCACGGAGCGCCGGGGCTCGGCGTCGAGCAGGGCGCCGTCGCTCGAACGCAGGGCGCGCTGAAAAAGACCCGCGGCGAACTGAACGCGGCGTTGGAAGATCAGGTGCCGGGGTACGCCGAGGCCAACAAGGCGTCGGCCGCCCTCGCCAAGCGCGCGGAGGCCGTTGAGACGGGAACGGGGGTTCTCGGTTCCGGCAAGACGACGCCGACACCGGAGGCTCTGTCCGACACGCTGAATGCCATGTCACCGGGCGAGCGGATCGCGCTCGCGAAGGGCACCCGCGGCGAGATCGAACGCTTGCTCGGCGTGAAGGTCAACGACCTCACCGCGCTGAAGCAGGCACTGCAAGGCGAGGGCGGGTGGAACACTGCGAAACTCGGCGCGATCTTCGGGACCGATGAGACCGGGCGTCTCGTCAATGCCGTGGCGCGCGAGGCCACGTTCGCTGACACGACGAACAAGTTGCTGCAGAACTCGCAGACGGCCAACCGGCTCGGCGGCGCGAAGCTGATTGAGGATAAGGTTGGCGGCGGCATCGACCTCAAGGGCTCGACGCCGACCGGTTTGCTTCTGGCCGGTGGCAAGGCAGCGCTCGGCAAGATCGGGGGCGTGCTGACGAAGACCGACAATACCCGCCGCGATGCCGAGATCGCCCGCGTGCTGTCGGCTCGTGGGCCGGAGCGCGACACCCTGCTCAATGCCCTGACGAACCGCGGCGCGTCGCTAGAGAAGACCAACCGCCTTGCCGCGTTCCTCGCCCAGCGGTCGGATCGCGGCTCTAATCTGCTGATCCAAGGGACGACGCCGGCCTACGCGCGGTCGCGCTGACGCTGCTCGATCCTCTGTGCCAGCCAGTAGAGCACAAGCGCCGACATGAACCCGGCGCCGTAGGCTGCGGCCTCATTTTCGCTGACTGAGGTCATGGCCCATTTCACCAGCAGGGCAAAACCGACCATGCCTGCGATGCAGAAGGCGACGTAGGCGGCGCGAGCCATCAGTAGCTCGTACAAGTTGTGATGCCGCCGGGCATCGAACACGTCGTCGTTACGGGGCGCCGCACCGGCATTTGGTAAGCCTCCGGCGCCGCAGGCTGCGGAGTCCTCATCCCCTGGAGGGCTCCAAGCGCCGCCAGAGCCTGCTGCTGAGAAGCGGCATCCCGGCGCTGTCGGCACTCAGCATAAGCCGGCGTTCCAAACTTCAATCCGTAAGACTGACACGCCGCGTCGTCGGCCTGCGCCTCGTTCCTCGCCTGCTGCTGTGCGGTCTGACATCCGCCGAGCGCCGCGACCCCCGCCACAAGGGCAACCCGAATGAACCGCATCCTCGCGGCGCTCCTCGCGCTCGTCTGTCTGTGCCTGCCGGCCTCGGCTGCAACGCTTTTGCCACCTGGACAGCAGACCTTCACCGACGCCAACGGCAAGCCCCTGGCGGGCGGTTCCCTCTCCTTCTACGTGCCCAACACCACGACTGCCAAGCCCACCTACAAAAATGCGGCGCAGACGGTCCTGAACACCAACCCCGTCATCCTCGACGCGGCCGGTCGGGCCACCGTCTACGGGGCCGGCGCATATCGTCAAATCCTCAAAGACCGTTATGGAAATCTGATCTGGGATCAGCTCACCGCCGACACGTCGTCCTCGCAGATCGCGTGGGGCGGCACGAGCACCGGCACCGCCAACGCGCAGGTGGTGTCCGCCACGAACTTCACCTCCGCGGATGGGCAGATCGTCGGCTTCATCGCCGGGTTCACGAATACGGGGCAGCTTTCTGTCTCTGCCAACGGCTCCGGTGCGATCCCTGTTCTGGCCGACACGCAATCCGGATCGGTCAACCTGTCGGGCCAGGAGGTACAGGCCGGCGCGGCGGTGCTTCTGGTTTACGACGCGAACCGAGGCGCTTTTCACCTGATCGGCGGCAATGGATCAAGCGGCAGCGGGTTCGGTACAATCCAGAACCTTCCCGTCGCCAACGTGGTCGATCTCGGACTGGTCAACACGCACAACGTCGGGATCACCGGCAACGGCACGATCTCGTCTTTTGGATCCTCCGCGTCCACCACTTCTCCGATCTATCAAATTCTGATCGGCGGCTCCGTCTTCCTGCAAGGAAGCAGCAACCTTCTGGTTCCGGGGAACACCCTCTATCTCGGATCTGGCGATGCCTTGACGGCGCTCTATAGCGGCGGGGGGCAATGGCGCGTCATCAATTATCAGCCCGCCTCGAACTCCGGTCTCCCCGCTGGACTGATTGCATCGTTCGCTTCGCCGCAATGCCCCGCCTCCTGGGTCGCGGCGGACGGTTCCGCACAGAGCCGCACCACGTTCGCGGCCCTGTACGCCGTCATCGGAGGCACTTGGGGCGTCGGCGACGGATCCACGACGTTCAATCTGCCCGATCTGCGCGGCGTGTTCGCACGAGGCGTCGATAACGGCGCAGGGCAGGATCCAGGGCGCATCCTCGGCTCGTATCAGGCCGATGCGCTGCAGGATCACAATCACCCGACCTACAACGCGACCGGCGGCACGAGCGGGACAACCGCATTCAACTATCCGAACGCGAACGGCAGCAACGTGGTGGGCACGGGCAACGTCCTGAACGCCCGTGCGGCCAATGAAACACGGCCGAAGAACGTCGCCGTCCTCTACTGCGTCAAATACTGAGGGTAAAGTGATGCGGATTTTGCTTGCCGCGCTGCTCGCGCTTGGCCTTTTTCAGCCTCCGGCTTTCGCACAGAGCCAGAGCGATATCGCCAATCAGATCAATACGACCATATCCCCGAACGCGAGGGGGGCGATCACGGCCAACGGGCTTCAATCCGTTCTGAATGCTCTCAACAGCGGTAAGGTGTCGCCGGACAACGGGATCTTCACGGCCCCGATCACGACTCCTGGGTTCCGCGGAACGCCGACTGGCGACGGTTCGCAGTTCACCACGCCCAGCGCGATTGGGACTGTGGCTCGAAGCCTCGCCACCCGCGCCGCGGACACCCTGCAAGCCGCCGACTTCGGCGTGGTCTGCGACGGCGCTACGGCGAACGATGCCTCAATGCTGCTCGCCGTCACGGCAGGGCGAGGGTATGGGTCTGGCCGGCAGATCATGCTTCCGCCGGGCACTTGCCTGTTCAGCAACACGCTTGTGCTGTCGGGCGCCAACGTCGGTCTGCGCGGCGCCGGGCGGGACAAAACGATCATCAAGGCGCCCTCGGGCGTCCTGCCGGTGCAGGTCGGCAAGCCGAGCGATCCCAACCCGTGGACCACGACGAGCGGCTTTTCGACCTCGCTGGTCAGGCTCGCCGATCTGACGGTCGATGTGGGCGGCAAGAGCATCGGCGCCATCGGCGTGGATCGGTCCGCCACGGAAACCCGGTTCGAGCACGTCGCCGTGGTCGGCGATTGCGGGTGCTCCCTCATCTACGATCAGGGCGACACGTCGATCTACGACGACCCGTTCTTCTACGTGGGCGGCAATCAGACTTGGGGCCTCGAATGGGACACCTGGGGCCATAACCAGAGCATCATCGGCGGCACCTGTGCCGGGTCCGGCGGCTTCGGCAACGGCGGTTCGTGTATTCGCATCACACAGGGGCAGTACGCCGCGACCGGCGCCGACCCCCGCGCCGTCACTCATCGCGTTGAGGGCGCGAAGGTCACGGGAATGACCTTCATCAACGGCGGTCCCTACAACCTTCAGATCGGCAACAGCCTCTACGTTCAGGCCATCGCCAACGTCTTCGACCAGATCACGACCAACAATGTCGTCGTGCAGAATAACGCCGACGCGGCGCAGATCGTCGGGAATTACATCGGCTCCATTCAGCCTGTCACCAGCAAGGTTGGCGTCTATGTCTCGTGGACGGCGGGTTACGGGACCAACATCAGCAACAACATCTTCTATAATCTGAACTTCGGCGTGCTCGCGGACAGCAATGGCTCAGTCGGTGCCCCCGATATCCGGGTCACGAACAACAACTTCAACCTCTACGGCGGATCGGCCGCCATCGTCCTCGACAGCGTGGGCAGGAGCGTCGTCACCGGCAACATCGACAGCGGGACGACGACGGGCGGCTCGTTCTGGACCAAGGCCAGTTTCCGCAGCGGCGTCTATGCCGTCTCCGGCAACGTCTGGTCGCCGAACACCGTCACGGTCTGGGACGCCAACGGAACCTATACCTCCGGCAACGTCAACGGCGTCTACTCGGGCACGTCGCGGCAAACCCTGAACGGCGGCTCGGCTGGTCTGGCCTACCCCGCGAACTCCACGACGCCGCAATACATCACGCAGACGATGAGCACGGCCGAGGTCGCGGTCGCTCAGCCGGTCCCCTACTCGGGGACCCTGCGCCGGCTCGTCGTGGCGACGAATGCCAGCCCTGGCAGCGGGCAGTCCTACACCCTCACCCTGCGGGTGAACGGCGCGGACACGGCGGTCAGCTGCCAGATCACAGGCGCGAACCAGTCCTGCGCCGACATCGCGCACACGACGCAGATCGTGGTCGGCCAAACCTACTCGGTGAAGATCGTCGGCAGTTCCGGGTCGGCGGCGACGCTGGTGAACTATGGCCTCGAACTCGACGCGGCGAACTGATGCCCGCGCTTCTCGCCGCGCTTCTCGCGCTCGCCCTCACCACCCCCGCCGACGCTGCTCCGAAGCGCAAGGCCCGCCCTGTCTGTGTGCAGATCTGGGACCCCGGCGTCGGGCCAATGCGGATTTGCGAGCCGAAGCTTCGATAATCCTCACTGAGATTTGGAAATGGCTGATCGTGTGAACGAAGTGGCGGCCCACTACGGGCTTAAGCTCATGGCTGAATTCGGCCTGACTGCGGTTCAGGTGGCAGGGTTGCTCGGCAATCTAGCCCATGAGAGCGGCCGATTTACCGTCTTCAAAGAGATTGGCAGCGGCCCGAACAGCGGCGGGCGTGGGTGGGCTCAGTGGAGTGGCCAGCGCCGCCTCACGTTCCTCGGTTATGCCGCCGCCCATCGTCTAGACCCGAAGTCTGATGAAGCCAGCTATGGCTATCTCTGCGTCGAGTTCCACGGCGCTTACAAGAGTGTCATCACTGCACTGAAGCGGTGCGTGACCGTCGAGTCCGCCGCCACAACGGTGGAAAAACTTTACGAAGCCGCTGGTCGTCCGATGATGTCGAGCCGCATCGCTTTCGCGCGGCGCATTCTCGCCATCCTCAGCCCCGGCCATCCTGCGTCCGTGGCCCCGCCCGCCAGACGTTCCGCTCGCGCCCCTATGGCGAAGAAGAGAACGCGGTCCCGACACCATCGGCACGCTTGATGGCGACCTACTCCACAATCCAGATCCAGAAGGCGCTGATCGCCCTCGGTTACGCAATCAAGGCAGACGGGGATTATGGCCCGGCCACAGAGCGGGCCGTAACTGCCTTCCAGAAGGCGAACGGCCTCGTTGCGGATGGTGACGCTGGCCGCAAGACTTTGGCCGTCCTGTTCTCTGCCAAGCCCTCCGCACCTGTCGCGCCCTCCGACGTGCCCCCGTGGGTGGTCCTCGCTCGATCCAAGATCGGCCTCAGCGAGCGGTTCCACAACAAGGATCTGCGGGCTTTCCTCAAGTCGGACGGCCGCACGCTCGGCAATCCTGCGACTCTGCCGTGGTGTGGTGACTTCGTGCAGACCTGCATCGCTCTGAAGGTGCCGCACGATGTGATCCCTGCCAATCCCTACTACGCCCTGAACTGGAAGACGTTCGGGCGGGCACTGAAGGAACCGGCCCTCGGCGCCGTGCTGGTCTTCAAACGCCCCGGCGGCGGTCATGTCGGCTTCTACGAGGGCGAGCGCAAGGACGCCTACTACGTCCTCGGAGGCAACCAGTCGAACGCGATCAAGCGCTCTTGGGTCGCGAAAAACCGTTGTGTCGCGATCCGCTGGCCGAAGTCAGTTCCCCTGCCGACCGGCGGCCGGCTGATCAGCACGGCAGGCGGCAAGCTCTCCGAAAACGAAGCTTAATTGCAAGGACGCCGCATGGCCGCTGCCTCACCCATCAAGCCGCGCGATATCGCATGGTACGGCTTCCGTGCCGATCAGAATGATGGCCGTGACCGGATGTTCGCGCCGAACCCGGCGGCGCTCAAGTCCCTGCCGGCGGATGTGGATCTTCGTCAGTGGTGCCCCCCGGTGATGAACCAGGGCGCCATCGGCTCATGCTCAGCGCACGCGATCACGGCGGCGTTGCGGTTCGCGCTGATTAAGTCCGGCCAGCCGGATCGCGACCTGTCCCGGCTTCAGCTTTACTGGGATGAGCGGTCCATTGAAGGCACCACGGCCTCCGACAGCGGCGCGGAATTGCGCGACGGCATCAAGTGCGCGGCGAAACTCGGCGTCGCGCATGAGCCTCTATGGCCGTACGACATCGCGAAGTTCAAGCGGAAGCCGGTGAAGCAGGTCTACGCCGATGCTCTCAAGTTCACGGCGCTGACTTATCAGCGCGTCGAGGTGGACGCGACGAAGTTGAAGGCTGCGCTGGCGACGGGCGCCCCCGTGGTCATCGGCATCAACGTGTTCGACGCCTTCGAGAGCGATGACGTCGCCAAGACCGGCGTCGTTCCGATGCCCGCAACCGCAGATGCGCCGCTCGGCGGGCACGCGATGCTGTGCGTCGGCTACGGGCAAAAGCCGGGCTACTTCACCGTACAAAATTCCTGGGCAAGCGACTGGGGCGACAAGGGATTTTGCTACCTGCCGGAAGCCTACCTCGGCTCGCAGGATCTCGGCTCCGATTACTGGCAGATCTCCAACGTGAAGGTGTCTTGAGATGACCGATCCCCATAAGCCCGCTCCGGCGGCGAACGATCATACCCACGCGAAGCCGGCCGCCAAGAAGACGGTTCGGCCCGCTGCCCCGAAGCCTGCGATCCCTCGCGTCGAAATCCATCCTGAGGCGCCCCCGGGCAAGGGCCATCTCGCTGCGGCTGTGGCCGTGACGCTGGGGGCTGGCGCTCTGATCGGACGGGCGATCTTCGGAGCCGCCGGTTCGCTCATGAGGCATCCGCGCTGGCGTCGGTGGCGTCGATGAAGTGGTTCCTGAGCGGCGTCCTCATCTGCGGCCTCGCGCTGATGGCGTGGGGCAACTCAATTTCGAATGGCCCTGGCTCTGCCGACGAACGCATTGCCGGCGCGATCCCGGTCCTGCTCGGCGCAGGCTTCATCGCGCTTGATGTCGTGGTTGCCTTCGTCTGGCTGATCTTCAGGGCGTGAAGTCAGTGCGGGGTCGGTTCTGCGTGGGGCGGCTCGCTATGAGCGAAGTTAGCGCAGATATTCTCGACCACTTGGCGATGCGCTTTGATCGCATCATCGCCTAGCAGCATCGCAGGGATTTTGACGGTCGTTCTAGAAGTCTGACACCAATCGACTAAGCCTTTTTCGATATCAATATCGACTAAGCCGCGGCTCATTGAGGCCGGCTTCATGGACGGGCTTACGGCCCAAAACATGAATACGCCACAGAGCAAAATGCCGATTTTCTGCAACCGCATAGACATCGGCAAAGTCTAACACATCCGCGCCGCGCCGGAAGCCGGCATCTCCCCAAACCGAAGAGATTACGATGAAGAACCTCGCACTCGTGGGCGCGCTCGTCTGCGCCCTTCCTATGGCTGCCTGCACCCCGAGCCAGGAGAACCAAGTCCTGACCGGTCTCAACGCGGCCTGCGCTGGCCTCGCGGTCGGCACGACCATCGCTGTTGAGGTCGCTGCTGTCGTTCCTGGTGGGGCTGGCGCGGGGACGGTCGCCAACACGGTCGGGACCGTATCTGGCACGGCCTGCACCGCGCTTGTCCCCGCCGTCAAAGGCATCGTGGACAACATCATTGCATCGGGCGCCACCGCACAGGTGACGGCGACAACCACTGACCCTACGACCGGAGTTAAGACCCGCCGCCGCATGACCGTGGCTCCCGGTGCTGCGCCGTTCTTCCAGGGTGTGATCGCGCCGTCCACTGGCTTCCAGTTCTGAGCAAGGAGAGGCGCCCATGTCCAAGCGCACGTACAATATCCCTCTGCCCTACACCACCACTTCGTCGGACGGCGCCAAGATCGAAATGGCGCTGGGCATGCCGGAGGTTCAGGCGGCCCTCCCGCGGATTAAGCCGGAGATCGTCGCCAAGCTGAAGCGCGTCGGCATCATCCATCATGAGACGTTCTCACAGGCCGAGCTGGATAGCATTCCCTCGGACCTGTGGAACAAGCTCGCGCCGCATCTGGGCTGAGGAGGCGCAGGATGACCCCTCAGTCCCTCGCCGCCGCCCTCGGCGTCGTCCTCTCGTTCGTGGTCGGCATCCTGTCCAGCCGAGGCATCATCAGCAAGGAAATGGCCGACTATCTGGCCGGTCCTGAGACGCTGGCGTTCCTCGGCGTGCTGGCGACCGCCGGGCTCGGCGCCTACGCCTTCTGGTCGAACCGGCCCCACGGCATCATCAAGAGCGCCAACGCCCTGCCTCAGGTCGATGCGGTCATCACCAAGCAGAAAACCGCCGACGAGATCCAGACCCCTGGCATCGTCGGCTCTGTGGAGCAGGCTGAGAAGGTGGTTTCTACCTCGCGACGCCGGGCTCATCACGCCGACCCGACGCCCGCCGGCAACTGACCAGATGGAACTCGGAGCCATAGCAGTTCTACTGCGCGACTTTGGCGGATGGGGGGTTTCTGCCCTTCTTATCGTCGCCTTGGTCTATAGGGACCGCGAGTGCCAATCATGCCAGAAATCTCAGATCGCCCTGGTTGAACGGCTCGTGACCGCCATGCACGCCGCGAGCGTCGCCACGGCACAGTTCGAAGCCGCCCTGAAAAGCCTCACGGAAACCCTCGACGCGCGCGGGCAGACGGTCGGAGACCTGTCGCACCGCATCGACATCGTGGTCGAGAAGATCCAGCACGGCCTGGGCAATCTCGGCGGGTCCATGCAGGCCATCGCCAACTGGATCGAAAAGGAGAAAGACCGCGACCGCAACCGCGCCAGAGAGCGTGAAGAAGACCGCGAACGGGGGCGCCCCTGATGTGGAGGCGCATCGTGTCCCTATTCCACCGCAAGCCGTGCCCGGCCCAGAGCCACAACGTCGATGCGCTCTTCGCCGAGAACCTGTCCGCGCACGAGCGCGCAGCGCAGGCCGCACACCATGTCGAGCGGTCCGCGGATCGCAACCGTGGGCACTTGCAGAGGCTGCGCCAAGAGATCGCGGAGCGGACGCATCACGAACGACAGGCACGACCGGAACCGCACACCAGCGACGTCCGCTTGCTGGTAGAGACTGTGCTGACGCGCGTGCAGCCGCGTCCTGATCAGAAAGGGTAGGGCCGGTGTGGCGTACAGGCATCTATAATCACGACGGCCCGGAGAACGTGAACAGCACCATCGGTTGGGTCTGCTTTCTCCTCATCTTCGGGTACGTCGGGTTCAACGTTTTTTCGCCCAACAATGACATTAACATCGGGCTCGACACCATCATCGGCGTGCTCGGCATCTACGTCGTGTTCAAGTACCTGCGCCGGTCGGTCATCACGATCCTGACCGGTTCAGGGGACTCGTCCGATTTCCTGATCGTCGGAGTGCTGCTGTCGTGGCTCAGCCAGTCCGGCCGCGCGGCCGGCAGCATCGTGACCCGGCTCTCCGGCTTCGACCCGGCGTGGCTGAACTCGGAGTATTTCGGGATCGTCAAGGTGGTCACGATCCTGGCCGCCGTCTGTCACGTCGTCCCGGCCGGGGCGATCAAGGCCAACGGCAGAGAGAGCGTCCCGGCGCCGTCCCGCTTCGGGCTCGCGGCGGCGTTCCTCCTGTCGTTCGTCATGATCTTCGCGCTCCTGACCTACAAGCCGAACCTCAAGCCCTGGATCGACAGCATGCCGGGCTGGTCCAAGGACATGTTTCAGACCGGGGCGAACAAGGATCGGCAGCACCACGCCATCGCCGAGCCGCCACACTGACCGGCCCGACATCGCAGAGCCTACCCAAGCCCGCCCGGTTCGTCCTGGCGGGCTTTTTGCTGCGCTTTTTCGGCTAAGCTTACGGTGAGCGGATGCCCCCTCCGCCCTACTCGGCCCGCAGGTCGGCCGCGAGATCGCGTCCGGTCCAAGCGGCGTAACGCTTCGCCATCTTCTCCCGCAGTCGGCAGGCGTCCTCAGCGTCGAGCTGTTCCGGCATCCGTTGGCGCCCTTCCTCAGAGCACAAAAGCTCGGGCGGCATCGAAAGGGCGAGGTCGGACGGGGCCTCGGCAAGCTCCTCGGCGAGCCATCCAGGGGCGAGGGTTTCGCGCTTAATCATTCGAGTTTGACTCCTTTCCCCTCTGCCATCGGGTGACGGCCTGCGGTCTCCATCCTTCCGGGTAGGAGCCGCCCTGCACGCAGGGACGGGTCAAAGTCGCAGGCCGTCGCCAGACGGCAGATTTTCCCTTCCCCCCTAAGCCTCATCCTCACCGTAAACCCGCAGCACCGCCCGGCCTTCCTGCGTCAGATGCCAAGCCCGTCCGCTGGGATGGCTGGCCCGTGCGGCATCCCGCTCGACCACAAGACCCATCTCGACCAACGCGGCCATGAGGCTCGGGTACGCCCCGGATCGTAGCCCCGCCGGTGAACTCGCTATCGCGCGAAGGGCTGCGATCTGGCGGCCCCGGAGCGGTGGGGCTCTCACGCTACTGCTCCTCGTCGCCGACTGGCACGACCGGCCAGCCCAAGGCGATCAGGGCTTCGGCGGCAGACTGGGCGGCGAGGGGGTCGGGCATCGGGGGGAGATAGGGCGATCACATGGGGTGGCGCCATAGCCTCACAGCGACTGCCATACAGGCCATCACCGCGGCGATCAGCGCGATCAGATCCGGCGGCTTACCGTCAGAGTAATTCGACACCAGAAGCAAGCCGCTTGAGGCAAAACCGAGCGCTGGCATCAAGCGAAACGCCGTCCACATCCTACCCCTCCCTCTGGCTGCGATCTGCCTCGGCAAGGGCGGAACGGCCGAGGTCGGTGAGAGCGTAGCGCTCCCAACTTGGCATTCCGACTTGCTCTGCCAATCCGCGTTTGACGCACGAAAGCAGGGACCTTTTGTCTGGTGAGAATGCTGAAAGCTTCGACCAAACCCGGAAGCCCTCAACGCTCGTGCCGATGGTGAGCCAGCGTAGCGCGTGCTCCTGCAATTCGCTTAGCTTCACCTTGCCCATCCTACTCCCCCGTCTGCGTGGCTTTGGCGAGAGCGGAGCGGATCTTTTGCCAGATCGCGACGGTTTCACCCGAAAGCTGGCCGATGCCTCCCCATACTGAGGTATCCTCCGCGAAAGGCCCTTGGGGGAAACTCTCGGTCCACCAGTCGTCTATCGTCTTCAGCGCCTCGACCATCTCGGCGTGACAGTTGACGGCATCGGCATCTTGCACTTTGATGGATGCGGCTAGAGGCTCTGGTAAGCCATCCTCCAACGCGCGAATATAGTTCATCAGCTTCCAGTAGTTACCGCCGACCTGTTGTTTATGTTCGGCAAGTCGCTTCACAACGCGTGGAGAGTCGTGAGCGCCTTTTGTCTTGTGAAGGCATACAGCTTCGGCAGCGATGGCGCGACCGAACCGAACAATGAGCTTTCCGGCCCGGTCACGATCCCAGAAGTTTTCGGGGTTACACGGATGCACGCTCGTCTCGCTCATCTCTCACCTCGTTTCTCTCGGCGCCCCATCCTCGGGGGGAGGGGTTAGTTGAACGATAGCTTCCGCAGCTTGGCGATAGATTTCTCGTGGCTCGCGATCTTGGTCAGCCGCATCTTTTCGGCGCGAGCGATGGCGGCCTCGCGAGTATGATGATAATCTCGTCCGTGAAAGTAATTTACGCCATTAGCTCCGCCGCACCATTCAACAGTCGCCATGCCGTCGCACTCATTTACCAATATTTTTTCAATAATACCGCCAGTTAGCGCATACTTTGTCACGAACACTATCTTTGTCTCTTCGCTCATCTCTCTCTCCACAATCCAAGAACGCGACCAGAGGGACGCCGGGAGGGGTTAGGCAATCCATATTCGATTGCCATCCGCGAGGTCGTAGAGTTCATCCAGCGTCCAATTGAACGCCTTCTTGGGCTTGTCGCAGTCTGGCACGTCGGCAAAGCCATCCGCAATCTCCTCAAGACTGTCGGACAGAATTGGGTTTGCCCCTTCCACCTTCTTCGCGAGGGCGCGGACGCGCTCGGCGGCCACGGGCGCAACCCGAGTAGCCAGAGCATTGTCGTCGCCATCGTCATGCTCGTCGTCCATCCAAAGCTCTTTGAGCTTCAGCGTGTGATCCCAACGGGGCATCTCTCATCTCCTTCGCGATGGTGGAGGCGCCCCGGAAGGCGCCGGGGAGGGTTAGGCAGCACGCCGAAAGGCGGACCGGATCAGCCCCCAGCCAATGCGCAACAGTTCGCCGCGCGAGAGCGCCCAACGGGTGTGCTGCTCAGGGTTGAGATCCATAATGTGCAGCGTGAAGCCTTTGTATTCGCTGAAGCTGACCCGCAGCATCGGGCCTTCCGGCGCCCAGAAAATGCATTTGCCGTTGTCGCTCATTGCAGAAGCTCCTTGCAGGACATCATCACGCTGCGTGGATCATCAGGGCGACCGGCGGCGGTGACGGCGGCCGTGTATCCGCAGCGGCGGCATTCCACGACCCAGACGAGGCGTTCGGGGGGCGGGGTAAGGCAGCATGGCTTTGCAAGTCGCCGCGCCGGGCATCGCTGCCCCCACATCTTTCCCATCAGGATAGCTATGGTCGGGCGGACACTGTGGCGGTCCACGTCGATTGATGGCGCAAACCCGAAACTGCTCGCGCCTCTTCACCATTGGCCCGGTCTCCGCGCACATTCGAAGTCGGCGCGCGAAGCCCATGCAACTTCACACAGATCGCACGCCATGCCTTCATCACCATCAGCGCCGGCAAGGCATTGCTTCGGCGGGCGTTTATTCCATGGCTTGAACGCGCGGATGGCGTGGGGCGAATAGCGCGGCGACGACCAATCCCCGTCGAAAGTCAGGGCACGGTCATCAATCGTGATAAGCGCCGCAGGCTTGAACCAAGGCCACGAGAACTTGCGGTAGATACCTGCGGCGTCGGACCAGCATTCGCACTCGGTCAGCGACGGCTCCGTGCCGCCAGCCTCCCAGTGAGCCGCGATGGCTTTGCCAAGCCACAGCTGCATCGCCCATCGCCCCAGCAGGTTTCGACTTCTAGAAGAGAATACCGCCACATCGAAGTGATCCAGTGCGGCGAGCATGTACGGGATGGCGCCTGGGACAGGCGGGTCAGGAATGACGTGCGCTCCCCGCCACCCGCTCGTGTACGAATGGATCACGCCATCAAAATCGAGGCAAAGGACTGGCTTGGCCATCTAGGTCTCCACGTTCCCTAGACTTTATAACCGCCATACGATATGTCAATAAGCGCCATACAAAACAGGGCGTGCGTCTTGCGGGAATTTCAGCCACACGATACCGAGCGCCCCATGGGACGCCCGCCGCTCAAGCTCAAAGACCCGACGCTGAAGACGACGATCCGGCTGCCCACGAGCCTGCTTCGCCGCATGAAGGAGGTTGCCGGCGATGGCGACGTCGCCGCGTTCATCCGCGAAGCTGTAGAACGCGAGCTTGAGCGCCGACTTTCTGTCGGTGGGGGGATAAATGGGGGGATAGAACCCCCCGGAAGCTAAATTCCCCAAATAAAACAATACGGTCTGGCGGAAGGGGTGAGATTCGAACTCACGGTGGAGTTGCCCCCACGGCGGTTTTCAAGACCGCTGCCTTAAACCACTCGGCCACCCTTCCCGGCGCATACGCTACGATCTACGGCGTGGCTCGGATCGGCGTCAACAAGCAGGTTCGCACGAGCGCCTTCGCGCCACCTTGCGACGAAGCGAGTACGCTGTGGGAAAGCCATCGCGGAGTTTTCCAAACCCGGCTTGCCAAGTTCGGCGCGAGCCACTAGAAGCACGCCAACCCCGGTGCGCACCCGCTGCCGCCGCGGTTCAGGCGCCCGTAGCTCAGCTGGATAGAGCACCAGACTACGAATCTGGGGGTCAGAGGTTCGAATCCTTTCGGGCGCGCCAATTCACCAATAACTGCAACGAGTTAGCGACGGGCGATGACGCGGTAGCGGAATACCGTGCGCTGATTTCGTCTCGGGGTACGGCTCCGGGTACGGCATTCGCGACGTTGCCGACCTTTCTCAACCGTCCCGTCGTTCGCCTCGGGCGACCACGATCAGCGCCCCGTCGGCGAGCGGGCGCTGAAGTGACTTCGCCTCGGATCACGGAGCAGAAAGCCACGTCGCCCATTCTTCGGCTTGGTGAGGGTCACCGGCATCCCCTTCGGGTGAACCGCCCCGACCTCGGCGTTCGGCTCGGTCGTCAGCAAGGCGAACAGGTCGTCGGTCGTCTCGCCGTCCTTCACCTTCAGCACCGAGGCCCATCCCTCGACCCGGATGCCGGCGAAGCACGTCAAAGGTCGATCCTCGGCGAGCGCGAACCGCACGGGCGGATGCGAGCCGTCTCGGGCCTTCTCGTTCTCGTTGAAGCTGGTGAACGGCACGAGGCACCAATGCTCGGGCGAGAGCCAGCGCCGCCAATGCGGGGAGGCCGTGTTCCGTACGTTCGTAACGCCGGGGTCGACTTTCCGGCCCTTCAGGGCGAAGGCGGGCGACGGCATGCCCTATCGCATCATTGAAAGCGTGCGCACGCCCTCTCGCACGCGGACGATCGGCGCTGCGGTGTTCGGAAAAATGCCCGGCAAGGACGGCAGGTTTCCGGTCTCGTCGCGATCGATCCCGAACGCCTTCCCGATCTCGGACTGCGGGGCTCTGAGGCTATAGAGGTTGCACATCGCGCAATGCTCGCCGGTCGGGCGTGACGGTTCAAGCCCGCGACCGAAGGTCCGGTCCCTGTGAAAAGGGAGGACTGTCGCTGAAGAGGTGTGCCCCCCTCGATCGGCAATCGATAACGACTTAAGGTGCTGTTAAGGAGTCTTGAAGGGCGTTCACGGGCGCTCAAACTCCTTGACCGAAGCGGTCAGTCGCGCCGTGAGCGGCACGCGAGGAGCGTCTCAATGGAAGCCTATGCGGTTTGGAATAACAAAGGCGGCACCGGAAAGAGTACCGTTACCTTTCACATAGCATCACGCTTCGCGGAAAAAAATCCAGACCGCAGAGTTCTAGTAGTCGACATGTGTCCGCAGGCTAATAGTTCTATGCTTCTTCTGGGAGGCGGGCAAAGCGGCGAGACGAAACTCTTAAAGCTTTGCTCCGAGACGACTCCGAAGAGCGTAGTGGGCTACATAAGCGAAGCTATTATTAAGCTTTCGACGCCAAATCTTTCCGATTTTACTATTAAGGTCCATGACGAGAACGAAAAAATACCCCAAAATCTCTTTCTGTTGAGCGGCGATGGAAATTTAGAACTCCTTGCGCCCGCGATCACAGAGAATGCTAGCCGATCGGCACTGCCCGGTCTCTCGGATCCATGGCTTTGGACGCACGAAATACTTAAGAGGCTTCGAATTAATCTGGAAGACGATTGGACTGTATTTTACGATACTAATCCTTCATTCTCGATTTACACGGAGCTCGCAATTTGCGGTAGCACAAGGCTTCTTGTCCCCGTAAATGCGGACGATTCGTCCCGTGTAGCAGTAAAGGCTTTGTTTGCGCTTCTTCACGGAACGAATCCACCTCACCCGTTTTTCGGGGGCTACACGTTCGCCGCGAAGGCAAGCCAAAGAAAAATGATTCTTCCTCAAGTGCATCTTGCCATCGGCAACCGATTTACTCAATTTAAAGGCGCTGCTGCTGCTTTCGCTGCATTCTCAGAAGCGACGGCCGATCAGCTATATGGCGAGTTCCAAGCAAATCCAAATCGCTTTTCACCTCGGTCGCATAAAATTTCCTCGAAACCGGATTTTCTTGCGGATTATGTGGGCGAACTTCGCGATTTCAATACGGCCGGTGTGGTTGCTGCTCACCATGGGACCCCTCTATCAAAGATGAGACAAGACTATTACCCGGTTCACAGCGATCCCGACGTCAAGGTCAATATGGATCAGCTCAAACAGGGCCTAAAGGCAATAGATAGTGTGGTTTCGAAGATCGATCCATAAGGGCGAATGCGCACGAAGATCCGTCGCACATAGGCTAACGGTCTTAAGCGTAGGCCCGAGTGCATCGATCATCGGACTTCGATCGTAACCTTGATACTTGACAGGCGAAGCCCCGGCACCTTTGAGATGGCGCCGGGGCAATAAAATCTTGAGATCGATTTAGCTCGCGACTGAGATGGTCAGTGAGCCGCCGCCAGCGCCGAGGGCGACAATCCCCGCCGCCGTAGCGCGAACCCGCCCCATGGGCTTCTAAATGACGGCTAAACGTATCGGGCACGTACGCGACCGACGTAGATGCCGCTCAATTACCCGTTCCGCGCGATCCGCCCGGCTTCGAGGATCAGGCGTGCGGCCAACTCGTCTTGATCGACAACCGGCTTCGCGGCCGGCTTCTTCGGGGGATTGCGAAGCGAGGGGAACACCGGCTCGCTCCGATCGATCTGCGCTGCCATTTCCATCAGCAACGCCATGCCCGTCGCTTTCGGCGGCGTCGGGGGCATGGGGGGCGATGCGGTAGGCGCTTGCCGGATCGGGATCGGCGGTGAAACAGCGGTGGGCTTCAAGCGCGACGGGACGGGCTTCGCGGCGGTGGCCTTCTGAGCCACGCGCCGAGCCTCGATCTCAGCAAGTAGGTCGCTCCGCACGACAGCCCGAAGTGTGTCGACGCTCACAGGCGGCGGAAGGCCTTCCCTGGCCCGATCATCGCACGCCTTCTGAAGGCGCCGCTCGACCTCGATCCTGATCTCACTCTCAAACATATAGTCCCTACCTGAATCTCGAACCTGCGCCGCTGCTCGGCGCGGGATTGTCGGCGGTGCCGGCTACCGTGTGCCCTCGTGCCGCGAGCGGTGCGGCTCGCTCACGACTACGCCTCTCGCGGCCAATGCTGAGAGCCGCCGATCCGGCCTGCCGGAAGCCGGATATCGGTGACAGACGGAAGCCACGTATCCGCCCGCTTACGACCGGGGCGACGGATCTCACGCTTCACGATCCGCGTCGGGCCGTGCTCCGAACCCATCGATCCGTCACGTTGGCGGACAAGCTGAACGGCGCGGCTCCACTCACCGTCGATCTGAACCTGAGTTTCTTCGACGATCCGCATCGCATCGGGCTCTTGTCGCCCGGCAGCGAACCGGAAGCGACGGTCGATCGACTGAAGCATTTCGCTATGGCGCTTCGCGCCGGCAAGCGCGTCGTTCGTCCGTGCTACCTCTCGATCGAGATCGGCCTTTCGCGCCAGGACGGATGCCATCTGCGAAGCGAGCCGGTCATAGTCGTCGAGAAGGCTCGAAGCCTCGGCGCGCACGCGGCGTTCGATCGCCTCGCGCCGGGTCGTAAGGGCGTCGGCTGCCTCACGCGCCACGGCTTCAGCATGAGCCTTCTGAAGCTCGTTGATCGCATGATCTGCGACCTCGACTTCGGCCCGCGCGAGCTTGGCTTCGTCGTCGGCCGCAATCATCCCCACAGGGTTGAAATCGTCCTGCGCGGCGGCGCGGTTGAATGCGGCGGCGGCGACGCGGGCCTCGGCTTTCGCACGGGCAGCCTCTCGCGCTTCGATCTCAACCGCGATCTCAGCCGAGGCGAGCGGAGAGGCGGACCGAGCCCGGCGGGGGAAGAGCTTGTCGAGGATGCTCACGCGCATACCTCCAAATTCTCGGCGACGGCCAGGTCGAGCAATGCCCCGCGATTGTACTCAAGTTCGATCGAGAGCCGATCAAGGGCCGCATGACGTGCGGCGATGCGGCATTCGACCTCCGCGAAGTCACTAAGAGCGAGCGCGTTCCGACCGCGAAGCTCGTGAGACAGCGCGAGCAAACCCGCGTGCGCGGCCAGATCCGCGAAGCGGTCGACGGAGTTATTGGCGTGAGGCGTTCCGGGCTTTGCCGGAGGCCGGGGAGACAGGGCCATAGTTCAGATCCTCGGGCGCCGGCTCTTGGCCGGCACAGTGAGGTTCGCCCGATACGGTCTCGGCAGGGAGACAGGTTTAATATCCCCCAACGCCAAAAGGCGGACGGTCCGAAGACCGCCCGCTATGCTCACGCCCGAGGAAGGCCCGATTAAAATGCACGCGACGAGCGGATCACGCGGGGCAGATCTAATCGCCACGAAAAGCCGACGGTTATGCCAGTCGGGGTCTCTGCCTCAGGTCGAGCGCCCAGGCTGGCGATAGGCGATCTCGAAAGCGAAGCCGACCGCATCGCGCATTTCCAACCGCAATAGATCTGCGATCGGCTTCAGCGCCTCGCGGATGGAGTCGGGCAGAGCGCGCTCCCGCGGGATCGGAACGAACTCGAAATTCAGGAAGCCGAGTACGGCCGAGATACTTTCGAGGTTAGGATGGTTCTTATGACGCCATGCCTTAACGGTCGGGCGGTTGATTCCAGATCCTGCCTCGACGGAGTCATAAGTTTTGTTTTGGCGGTTCATTTCCGCGAAAACTAGCTTTACTGCCGGACTTGCTCGTTCCGGTATCGTGACAGTCGAGCGTCGCTGCTTTCTCGGCTCCGGGTTGCGACGTGAGTATTTCGCGATTGCAGTCATAGGGCGATTTTGATGATCGCATGACAGTTGGGGGAGGCTATTTTTCCCTCCCCGATCCAAGGTTGAGCGCGGCGCCGATGCGTGACCAGTCCTCGGTCTGACGCGACCATGATCGATTGGCGAGCCCGAGCGGGCCGCAGTGCCCGACCGCAAAGGCAATGCGGCTTGCCGCCGTCCAACAGCCGCCAGCGGCCCTTTGAATTGACGATGAAGCATCCTCAAGACCGAGCGCTAGCCGGACAGCCCGCCATCCGTGCGAGCCCATTCCGACAACAGCTTCGGGATCGAGGCGGGAAATAAGGGGGGTAAGTTGTGCTGACGAGCAGGCCCGCACCCAACGATCGGCGATCGGGCGGTTCATAGGCGGATGCTTGAGGCACAAAATCGAGTTCGTGAGATAGATCGGCGTATCGGGATCAGGCAGCGGCGGGCGACCCGGCGAGAAGCCCGCAATCGTGAGCAGCCGGTGAAGGTTCGCGTTCGTTGCGCTTCTTGGGTCATCGGCGCCGTGGTGCCACTCGAAATAGCCGGCATCACTAAAGTCCTGGCCGACAATCACGAGCCGGGGGTTCAGATGCCCGAGCCATTGCGCCCAATGGCTGACGACCTCGGGGTCGAACGAGAAAGATGCAGCCGACACGATGCGATCGGGATCGCGATCGACACAGATGCGACAGGCTTTACGTCTCTCGATTAAGTCGGCGAGGTCGTATGTAGAGCGCTCGACGTTAAATTTGGTTTTCATCGTTGAGTCAGAATAAAGATATTTTTTGATACTTTTCTAGACCTATGGTGCGTTGCACGTTCACCCGCATGGGAGGCGGTCCCAGAGGGACCCAAGCGCATGGCGGCGCATCCCATCGCGATCAGTCATGCGCCTAGCGCGGGTCGATCAGATCCGCTCTCGCATGTGCTCGCCGATGTAAGCATGCCCGCCCATGCCTGCATTCGCGCGTCGACAAGTCGACCGATCGCCTCAATCGAGGGTCGCGCCCACGCCGCGCAAGCCCTCTTCACGGTGATACGCTCGATCGGCCCGAGCCCGCGATCGTTCAGCCAACGCTTCAGAGCGTTCGGCCCTTTCGGCCCGTTCGGCAGAACGACGATCTCAGTCGGCGCGAAGCGGCCCGTGCGCTTTGCCTCGATAACGCTGACGCTCACCCCAAGGTCTATATAAACGTCTATATTAGACCTAAGGGTGAGCCTCACGGCTTCCGACATATTTTGAGCCGCTTTGGCGCTCGCCGCGAGATCGGGGAACGCCGCCTGAATATCGGACGCGGCGGTTAGCACGACGCCTTCAGCCGCCATGTCGGCCCATGCGCCAAGACGGACGGCGCTCCATTCCTCGACGCGGTCGACCGTGATCGGCAGAGGCACGTCCGATACGATATCGAGAAAGAACGCCTCGTCGGGACCGCGGCGCAGAGGGCGCAATCGGCCGATCGCTTGGATCAACTGCCCCTCGCAGATTTGCCAACGCAAAGCCTCGACCGTCAGATCGGAATGGCGGTGGCACTCGATCGGGTAGTTCGACCCGTCCCTGAGCCTGATTGCGCCGGGAACGCGCGGATACCAGCGGCGCTCGTCGAGCTTAAGCACCGCATCGGCGGCGTCGACGGGAGCGCCCGTCAGCGTGCCCGCGTCGGCTTCCATGGAGAAGATGGGCGGCATCGCCTGCCCGATCACGATCATCCCGGCGACCTTCTCCATGTCGTTCCGACCCGAGAGCGCGTTGAAGTGGCCAGTCACGACGTTCGCCGGCAGACCCATTCCGACGAGACGTTCTTCGACCGCCGCCTGAGCAATGACCGCGACCTGCTGTGTTTCGGCGTGCAACTTTGACCCCCTGAGGTGGGGGATCGGCGTCCAATTCTGACCCCCTGAAGCTTGCTCTCGCAGACTGCCCTCCGGGA